GAAAAATATTTTTGAGACGAATGGCAACCAAAGGAAGTTCTGTTCCTGCTGGTGTTGGTGTGGTTCTTGTAGCAGTCATTGTATAAGCAAAGTCAATACCACTTTCTACATATCCACCTTCTGACATTACAGAAGAACAAATCTGATCAAATGATGCTCCAATACCTACACCAGTATTTCGGAGTTCGCAACGAACTGGTAGGTTTGGATTTGCAATATAAACTGTGCTCTGATAGTTGGAATGGTTGAATTCGTGTGCGGTGATGAGTTGTCCATTATGAGCAAATCCACAACGAACTCTACCAACACCTAACCACTGAAAATCTATAAATGCAAGTTGAGTTTTTGTAATATCTAAATTGAACCCAGAAGTTCCCGTTCCATCACATTTATCTCTGTTCCATTGTGATTGTGGAATCCTGGTTTCGGTTGCAATACCACTTACAAAAGTTCTGATTACCCAATTGTTTGTTCCAATACCAGTATTTATTCCATCAGAAGTATTAAGACCCACCTGTTCAAAATAAATTCCGTCTCTATCATCAAAATATCCAGTTCTTTTAGTTGCATTTCGTTGAGGAGCATAGAAGTTAAAAGAACTAAAAATTAGTTGTCCTTTTCCTGGTTGATAGTGATGATAAAACTTCGTTTGATGAACACTAAATGCAGTTGTTCCAATACCAGTTTGTAATCTTGCACACGCTTGGTTTTGCAAAAATGATACTGTTGAACCTGCACCAGAAACACTATCCAAAAAGTTTGGGTCAATAGCATATAAGTGCTTGTAGTCGCCAAGAGTAAATGGTTCAGAAACTCTACTCCTACCAAATGCATCAACAGCATTTGTATCTGGGTTGATAGTAATAAGAGTATCTGATGAAATTCCAACAGTTCCAGTAACTGGAAATGGGTTGTCAAGTGTAACTACCTCGCCATTTTTATTGGCGATCATATTAACTTCAAAAAGAGTTCTCTCTTGATTTAAAAAATCTTGAGTACTTTTATTAAATTGTGCCATAAATCACTGACCCCAAGACAATCTCTCTGGTTGATATCTTTGTGCGTTTTTAATTCTTGAAGTATTTACCTGATTTGGATAAACGTTATGAACGATTGCTCCAGGATATTCTCCTTGGATTTGTTCTGCAAGTTCATTTTTGGGAAGCATCTTGCCTTCCACTTCCAAACGATACATCTTCCCTTCCCAAACAACGTCGGCAAAGAAAGACTCGGTTGCTTGTTCTGGTTGAGAGGAACCTACATTTAGAGTTCCATTGAAATCACCATTGATAGTGATACTTTCTGAAATAAATTGTTGAAAAGATTTCATTTTAGTTACAGTTCCAACGACGTAGTGCTTTGTTAATTCTTGAATCTGGGTCTCTTGCAGTTTTTGCAGAAGTCAGTTTTGATTTCATGCCTTTCATTCGACGGCAGAAGTTAGCACGGCGTTTCGCTCTTTTACCTTTTGGTTTCTTCTCAGTTACTGCAGTCTGAAGTTTTGAACCAGGATTCTCACGACGATAAGCATCTACTGCTGCTTGACTCAATCCATCAGTTTTATCCTGACGATTGACTTTCTGCCAATCTTCCATAAACTGTTGGAAGGTTTTTAAGTCTGGTTCATAATGTGCAACCTGCATCTCTTTTTTAGGTTCTTTTTTAGCAAGTGGTGAATTGATTCCTTGTCTAATCTGTTGATATTTTTGATCTATTTTTCCAGCAGCACCAGGATTCCCTTGCTTCAGTCTATCAACATCTTGTGGAGTCATTCCACCCATACCTGTTGTCTTTTTACCACCAATTTCAAAACTAGGACCTTCACCAAGTAAGTCACTACCAATACCTTTAGTTGGTTTTAATGGTTCTGGTTTGATGATATCAATAAACTCTGCGTAATGATTTCCATTAGCATCTTCAATAGATACGCTCTCCTTATTCATTTCACCACTATCAACATAATCTGCTGCAGTGTCGATGTAATCAGCTGCTTTTGTAATCTTTGACTGAACCCATGCTTCTATCTCACCTTCACCTTTCTTCATTTTTTTCTTAAGTCTATTTGCAGCCTTAATGATTGTTGAAAGTTCTGAACGAGCCATTGAATACTCGTGGTCATAGGCTTCATTAGCAGGATGGACCGTTGCAATATTAAATTTTTCTTGATTTGATGGTTCGTATGGTATTGAAAACATGGACCAATATTTTGGACCATATCTGCACTCACGCATCTTTTCCATTTTTTTGCACTTTGGACAATATCTCATTTCATTTTCAAAAATTGGACCATCCCAATCATATGCAAGTGCATTAGTACTCTCTGATTTTGTTCCCCAGTTATCAGCACCTTTTTTGCGGCATTGAACAAGTGCTCCAGATGCATATGCACTTGGCCAAACCTTAAATCTTGCTTTTACTTTGTGATAACAGGCATCTTTGTTACCACTACCTTTGCCTGGTTTATCTTTCGATGCTTCGTTGAGTTCCATTGCTTCTTTGATTCCTGGTTCTGCTTTGACGTAATTTTTATCTTTTTTGCCTTTAGCAAAAGTTGGAACATTTGTTGGTTTTGCTGCTCCAGATTTTTGTTGCTGCCCCTTATCTTTTTGACGCTTACGGCGAATTGCTGATCTAATTAACGCTTCACCTTTTTTACCTTTTTTCTTTAAAGACTTTAATCTTCCGCTACTAAAACATTTAGGAGTTTTAGTTTCACCTGGTTCATTTGCACATGGAGAACCATCTGCCTGAACCCATCCTGGTTTTCCACTTTTAGATTTGGAACCTTTAAACCAATGGTGAAGGGTTCCTTCATTAATCCAATCATCTGGAGTTTTTTGATGCTTATCAACAAATGCATTATGCAATTGTTTAGCAGTCATATCATGCTTTTTCATAATTTTTCTCATGAGACCATCAATAGAATCATAAGAAGTATCATCTAATTTTTTTAATCCTGATTCGAGTTCTTCAACAGCATCATCCTCACAACCACAATGCTCCTTTACATCTTTAAATTTCTTATGATGTTTTTTAGCATCTGCCTCCATTTTTTTCAAACGAGTATAATAATCTGGAATTTCATCTAGATGCTGAAGAGCAATATCTGTTGCAAGATCTTTATCCTTTGTGTGTTCATGCTCGATTGGAATTCCCATTTCAAGTTGCTTTTTTATAAAAGAAACTTCAAGGCGATGTTTCTTTGCAATTTGTTCAACTGTCTTATGGGACTTTACTTCGTGCATTTCATTGAATGGAGATTCGGATTTAGTCTCTTCACCACGTTGTCTTTTTTTACGAGCAGCACAATGAGCCTTTTGAGAAAATCCACTAGGATTATCACAATTTATTGATCTTTTATATTTGTCAGACCAACTCATTGAAAAAACACATTACTCTTTATTATTTAGAAAACCTTGTTTAAGTAGTTTTGACAAATCGGCAGTTGATCCAACAAATAGTGCATTATTGTTAGTAACATTTGTTGTTTTAACCTTATCTTCTTCTACTTCCTTAAGTTTCTTTTGAAGGTCAATCAACTTATCAGTTGTATCAGCAACACTTTTAATGAGTTGTCCAGCAACTTCATATGCCCTAGGACTACCACCTTCTCCCGCAAGCTCCATAATGCCATTGATGGCCTCTTGACCTTTTTCAATCAAAGAATACAAATTGGCACGAGTATATTCATAATCTTTTTTAATATCATCTTTATTTCCACCAACAATTTCAACATCTGTTGGTTGTTTTTCAACGATGCTAGAATCTGTATTAAAGGTCAAATCTAAATTTTCATATCCAGGCATGATATTTTATACATCTCCACCTTGAACAATATTGTATCTTCTAGAGTCTGTAAAGAATTCCGTTGTCTCTGAGAATCCAAAGTCATCATCTGGTCCAAGAAGTGCATCATCAATTTGTGTTATGACTCCATCATTGTTCAGATCTTCAAGTGCCTTTGGAGTGACAGTATATCTCATTTCCCTCTTAGCAGAGGTTGTATTTGTACCACTATATGTATCAACTTGAACTTTTCTGATAAGACCGTCTGTTGTATCGGAAATGGCACCAAACAGATATGTTTTAACAGTAAATGATAGTGTATAAATTAAAGCTCTTCTTGTACTGAAATCACCTTCATAATCATCTGTAAATGAAACATTATTCAGAATGATTGGCATATCTCTTTTTTCTCCAATTGAATCCACTAAGTCAATTGTTAGATTCAATGCTGGTTGAAAGCATGGTAAAATTTGCTCAACGATTTGAAGAGCATCATCATTTAGTTTGCAATAAATTGATAAATCGAATCCAATATTATATGGAACTGGCATAAAAACTTTCTTCAAATTAGTTCCATCAGAAGCTTTAAATGATTGGGTTACGCCTGCTTTTCTACTTGCATCATAACTTAGAGAAACCATTTCAAATGACATTCTTGGTAGAGTCATTGCAATTGGTTTATTCAATTCCGATTGCTCAGTCAATCTAGCAAGAAACTTTTGTCTAGGACCATATGATAAAGGAACTCTAAGTTCATCAACTACATTAACATCATTTTTATCATAATGCCTAATGTAAATTTGATTAAACAGGGTTCCAAATCCTATAATAGTTTTTCTAATAATTTCGTGATAATAGTAAGTACCTAACATTAGTAATTTCCAAATGGATTCGATTCTGAGAAGTCTATAATTTGATCTGCTTCAAATTCAATTTCATCATTTTCTTCATAGTCATCTAAGTTTCTCAATGAAGCTGCAGCAGGAACTTCGCTGAGAGTTAAATATTCATCAACAACATATATAGCCGATGAAGCGGCGCCAACTAAAAGTTCGCCAGGAACAAACTTGCCATTTTCAATAGAAATCTGAATAATCCTATCATCAGCATCCCAACGCTTAACCCTTGCAGTGGTGCTTGAAATTGATCCAGTCACAACTTCATTAAACCAATACGTACCAACTCCAATGATTACTGGAGGTGATCCAATCGTAACCGTTGGTGGTGATTGATATCCAGAACCTGGGTCATCAATCAAGATATAATCAATTTCATTAGTAACAGAATTCAATACCGCTCTTCCTCTTGCAGTTGTAAATCCAGCGGTAAAGTCTCTATCTGTTACAGTATTTGCAATGCTTACCGTAGGAGCAACTGTGTATCCAATACCTGGTTTTGTGATGACAACAGAAGTTATAGTGCCACTGACTCCAACAACGCCATAACCTTCTGGAATTTGTCCAAGAGGTCCAGAAATAGTTACTGAAGGTGTTGCCGTATATCCAAGACCAGGATTTGTTATTAAAATCTGATTCAGTCTTCCTGAAGATCTTAGGTTTGCAATAGCAGTTGCTCTAAAGTTTGAACCAACTCCAGTTGGACCAGATACAGTTACATTTGGATTGGTTAGGTATCCATATCCACCATAAGTTAGAGTTACTGAAGTAAGAACTCCAGACGTGACGCTTGCTATTCCAGTTGCTCTGAAATCTGAAGGTGTTCCTGTTGGCGCTTCAATTGCAGCAGAAACAATTGATGTTACAATACCAGAAAGAGTAGTACTATTATTATCTAGAGATATTACTCTTCCGTTTGATATTGAGCATCCAATACTAATTGAATTCAATGTTCCAATACTATTTTCAAAATCATCAAATAATACTGTATTGGAGTTTGGAACTGGAGTGGATGTTGGAACTGCAGATGTTCCTGTCGAAACCTTTGTCCCAAAAATATCGTCCAATAAAATTCCACTATTTGTAGAATTTTTAATAACGGGTGGAGTTATATCTGCATTTGTTACCAGTTCAATAACAGTTACTGTTGGGAATGAGTATCCGCTAGTATCTGTTCCATCAACGGTAAGTGTAACTGTCTGTACTGGAGGTGGATCATAGTCAGATGATAAGTATAGATAATGCCAAGTATCGTCAAGAGCATAGACATTTGAAGTTAATGATATTGTTCCGATACCAACTTCAAAATATCCTGAAGAATTAACTCTCATATCAACATTGTTAGCATACCCACCATTGGATAATCTGTTCAGTTCTATGAAAGTTGAAACACCTGATAATGTAGATGGAACTTTAACAAACATTTGAATAGAACCAGTTATTCCAATAGAGACGACACCTGCTCCAGAAATTGCTGGTCTAGTAATATTTCTATTCGGTTCTGTTGAAATTATTTTCCAAGAATTTGAACCAAATTTTGGTTGATTGACAAATCCAGGACTTAATACTAAGAAATCAATATTTAATGATGGCTCAGTTGTATAGTACCTACCTGAGCTCAATAGTGAATATGAAATTGTAGATATACCACCAGATGAGACTAGTGAAGAAGATACTCTGGCAGTTGATGCTATACCTGTAGGGTTATCAAAGGTTAATGTTGGATTTGTGATGTAGAATTGTCCAGAAGATGCTATCGAAATGCTAGAGACAGTCTCTCCATAAACTAGCCCACCAACTGCGATAACTGTTGCAGTTGATCCAACTCCTGTTGGACTATCAATTGTAATAGTTGGAGCCTGACTATATCCTATACCAATATTTGCAATATTAAATGAGGATAACTGCTCATTTTGAATATTTGCAGTGGCAATTGCCGTTACAAAACCAATTGGATTTGGGGGACTAAAAGTAACTCCTATACTTAGTTTTGGAGAGTAACTAGAACCACCATTATTAATTACTACTCTATCTAACGCTGTGTCTGCTATAACTGCGGTTCCTGCTGCACCAATAAATGTGGGACCAGAGAAAGTAACACTTGGTGATGTGGTGTATCCTTGCCCACCAGAAGTTACAGGCACAAAAGATACCCCCTTTCGATAAACATCTATAGAGCAAGTTGCTGCCGCACCCGTACCACCTCCACCGCTAATTGTTATAGTAGGTATTGAAGTATATCCCCAACCAGCGTCTTTTAATACAATTTCTTTGATTGAACGGACTCCAGCAACTGAAGTTGTAATTGCAACTGCTTGTGCAGTTCTTCCGAATGCAGGAGCATTAGAAAATGTTACAGTTGGAGTCGATGTATATCCATATCCATCATTATTCAAATAGATTTTTCTAACATAATTGCTGTTTATATCTGCACCAAGAACTGCTGTTTGACCATAACCCACTAATCTGAGTGATAGAATTTCTCCTTGATTTGCGATTACAGCATCTACATCTTCATTACCAGTATCAAAGACTTCATTCTCATATTCAAAGAGTTCGCATGATAACTCATACACATAACCTTTTCCAAGTTGATAAAATGGTTTTTCATGCTCAACAAATTTAACTTCAAATAATCTTTGACCAAGTGGAAAATAAATTACATCACCTTCTCTAGGTCTTAAAGCTACTTCTACTTCATATGCATCTTCTTCCTGTAAAAATGGACTAATAAATTCTTCAAATCTTTCTCTTGAAATAACTAAATTCAATTCATCCTTTAAACTCATCCCAAATTTAGTTAAAATATCTCCAGCACCAGTATATCCCTCATAATTATTTACATATGCTTCTAGTAAATAAGAATCATCGAATTTTGAAGTTTGAACTTCTTCGATAATTGTTTTTTTATTAACAAAAAATCTAGGAACATATACAACTTCAACACCATACATTCTTAACTGTTCATTGATTAAATCCTGAACAAGTCTTTGTTCAGCAGCGGATCCTTGTAAGAAAAAGGGATTTAATGCCATTATCCAATAAAGTCGTAAGGTGGAAGTTCGTAATCCATTGACATTCTCTTTGTTATTTCATCAATTTCTCTTTCTGCATCTTCATAAATCTCTCTACCATTTAATTCAATTCCACCAGGTAACTTAACGCCACGGAACTTGATTAGATTTTGTCCCCATTGTCTTTTGATCAATGCAGTTAAGTATCTTTTAACAAAACTATCATTATATACTTTAGAAAAATCTGTTGGGTCAAGTGCTCTATAACAATCCATAACTAACCAAGTATCAACTGTTTTTGCCCCCCAATCAATATCTAAATATAATCTATTTTGCCTTTTATTAAATCTTATTTGCTTATCTGTTGAAAGTAAAAAATCAATATCTTCTAGATATGTTTTTACCATTGCATACTGTAAGAGTTCAACTGAATTAAAGTAGTATAAATCATTCAAGAATAGTTGATACTTAATACTCCACATTCCAGATGAAACGGAACTCGTATCAAACTTATATATTTTTTCAATCCCAATTACAGAGTCTGGAACTTGAATATAGTTTGAATTTTCGTAAAAGTTAAAAGATGTGGATCCATAACCCGTAATTGTAGAACTCGCAGTTGTAGTTACAATTCCAACACCATTGTCATTTTTTGCTCTTCCTCTATCAATATCCGCTTGCGTTATCTTGTACTTTAAGTACATTCTTTCAACACCATCAAAATGACGCTCATTAAAAAATTGAATTGCATCATCAACCAGATCATCAATCTGATCATCATCTACGTTTATTTCTAAAACAGGAGCTCCTAATTTTCTTAAACAATAGTCAATCAATTGTTGGCGTGTTGATGGTTTTGCCATTAGAGTTCTCCCTCATTAGGTTTAGTATCTTCTATCAACTCAACATCCTCACTCGTAACTGTCTTTTTGATCTTTTTCTTTGGTGGCATAGAAACCAATCCAAATTGCATTTCTGACTCTACAGTTTCTAATAACTTCCTTTCTTCCTCCTCTAATCTTTCCATTTCAGCAATTTTCAATTCGGCAATAATTGCTTTTGCCTTTTCCAATTCAGCAATTAAATCTTGAACTCTTTTATTTAATCCATCAATAATTTGATTACTAGAAGAAACACGAGCTTCTAAAGCAATCACTTGATTTAATAAATCAAAAGATTTCTGTTGATAAGAACCTAATAAAATTTTATAATCTACGTCTGAAGCCATATTAATGATTCCATAATAAAGTTATTTATCTATCAGAATGCACCACCATCGATTGTGATATTTTGAAGGAATCTTTCTCCACCTACGCATGTAATAACTTGAGATTGACCAGCACAATCATTAACCCAAAGAGAACCAATTTCAATCGGTGCATAAACAACATCCGACATAACGCTTGAAGTTTCTGTTACAGATGATGCAACAGCAACTCTATTTACAGATTCATCCCAATAAATTGCAGCTTTTTTCGCTGATGTTGTGTAATAATGCATTACAACACCAACATCAATATTTTGATCGGTTGATGGTGGTACTAAGCTGCCTCCACTATTAACTAATCCAAGTTCAATAATACTATCTTCAACTTTAAGTTGTTCAGTATTAACAATTGTTTGGGTTCCAAGTACAGTAATATCGCCTGTGATTGTGACACTACTTGCAAAACTTACATTACCAGTAGTATTTGAAACTGTGATTGAAGGAGACCCATCAGCAGCATTAATAGTTCCTGTTCTAATAATGGGAGCTGATAATGTAGTTGTATTTGCATTATATGATAGAGTTGGATCTACATATGCAGTTTGTCCTGCTCCAGCGGTTGATGAATCAACAAAGGTTAGATATCTTGTATTGGAATCAACTACGGATGAGACATCAATTGATGATGATCTAGTTGCTGTTGAAATTGTACCTGTAATTGTACCAGTGATTGTACCAGTGACTACAAGGTCATCTTCAACACGAACTGTAGTTGCAACTTCTCCAGACTTAAGGATTAAGTTTCCAGAGTTTGTACTAATAATATTAGTACCTTCAGTTCCAACACCAATATTACCAATTAATGCACCACCAGATGTTACCTTGATACCAGAAGTAAATGTTGCAAATCCAGTTGTATTTGTCTGTGCAGTAATATCAACTGTATTTGTTGCAGCATCAAGTCTTAGATTACCTGAAGATGTATCAATTTGAGTTGTACTATTAACTCCTATTTGAATATTTTTGACGGTCTCGCTACCAACAATCGTAGAATTACCTTGAACATCAAGATTTCCTAATACACTAGCATCACCAACTGTTACTACTCTTGAATCTGCACCTGTTAAGAATAGAGACCCTGATGTTGTATTAATGGTTCTCGCTGAAGTAATACCAATAGTAACATTGGCACCCCTTAATCCACTAGTAGCCGATACAATTCCACTAAAGCTACCATTTAACCAGGTTTTTCCCTGAGTTGCATCACCAATATTATAAGCATTGTCGATATTTGGAAGCCAGTTTCCTTCTACATCAGCATTAACAATAATATTATCTGTCTCAGCATTTCCAAGAGTAATGTCACCATTGAAAACTGCATTACCCTCAAAAGTCGATGCTTGAGATACACTTAGAGCAGCACCAACATAAAGGTTTTGTGCAATACTAGCACCACCCTTAACATCTAACGCACCTTGACCAAGGTTTGTTGTGTTGGCAGTGCTAGCAATCGTTGTAACACCTGTAATAGAAGCACCAGCACCAACGAAAAGATTTCTCGCTAATCCTACCCCACCGTTAATAACAACTGCTCCAGTGCTCGTAGAAGTCGAGTCTGTGGTGCTTGTGACTCTAAGACCAGATACAAAAGTTCCTAACCCAGAAACTTGAATCTGACCACCGATATTTGTATTCTTTTCTACTCCAAGACCACCATCTACAACTAAAGAACCAGTATCTTTATTAAATGAATCTGTAGTATCCGAAACATAAACTGCAGACTGGAATGTACTAAATCCAGTAACATATAGACTTGATAAATTAACTTGTGTTAATGCACTTGACCAGGATAACTGACCATTTGCATCAGATTGCAGCAGACCACCAGCTACTGGTGTTGCTGGTAGTACATAAGTAGTTACACCTGCTAGTACATTGGGTGCCTTAAGACTTATTCTGTTCGAACCGTTTCTATCTACTAAGTTTAAATATGCAGACTCAATTCCGTCTTCTCTAGTCCAATATCTTTGACTTCCGAAGAATTTATTATTACCAATCGTATCATCAAGACCAATGTAGAAATCATAAAAGTCAGTTGTAAATCCTGGTTCCCCCGCTCCAAGTGCTGGCAATCCAGCGTAATTACCTCTTTTAAACTGAATTACGGCGGCTGTCATCTAGATTGCCTCGCTTTTGATACTCTTTCCTTTAGGTATTTATATTTTTTACCAAGTTCCACCATCTAAATCAATATTATTTGCTCTAGATTGATCTGTATCCAAAGCATCGATAAAAGAACCTGGTAATCCAGCAGCAGAAGCTGTATTTACCGTTGCAGCGGCTGCTACTAAAATTTGATCTGGATCTACAAATACATATTTGTTCAGAGCAGCATTATAAACCATAACAAACTTATCAGCTCTACCCGAGATATCTATATCTGATATATCAGATAATTTAATTCCAGATCCAGCAAATGAGTTGGATGCAATTACTCTAATTGTGTTTTGTTGTCCTACTCTAGCCTTTATAGATGTCATTAAGTTGTTACTCCTTCTCTGACTAAAGCGTTTCCTTCGATAACCCTTGTTTTGTATCCAGTAGAGCTAGTAATTACTATATCGTAAACATATCTACCTGGTTTTAAATCTGCGGTTTGACCAGAAGTTAAGGCAATTCCAACTGTACCATTAGCAGCATTACTTATTGTTGCTGTAAATGCTGTAGAAGAAGAACTGGCAGGATGTTTTTTAAGTTTGGATGCTATGGAATAATTTGTCAGATTAAAAGAAGTATCACCTTGAGTGTTAGTCAGATTAAATGTTTGGAAAAAGTCAGTACCACAATTAATCACTAAATTTGATACATATACTGCCATCTACTTTTTGAAATAACATCTCATGTTATTATTTAGTTCCGATAGACTCTAAAGAAATAATAGTCTCCTGGGTTTTCAAAAATAATTTGACATAGCATTTTGCAACATCTCGCATTTTCTCTAAATCATTACACGCATCAATTTCTCTTGAGATTTTTGCATATTCAAAATTTTTGTTTAGATTTTCTAAAGTAATTTCGTCAGGATTCATTTTTTAAAAGTTGTACTAATAGAGTTTTAATTTCACTTAATTCATTTTTCAATTCCAATATTTCTTGTTTTTCTTTATTCCTTCTTTCCCTTTGTTTAATATACTGCGAATATTCATATTCATCTGTATTAATTATTGCACCAGAACTTGTATCTCTGTACAAGTTCTTTTCGCCTTCAACACGAATCATTTTTTTCATATTAAGCCAATGCAATAGCACGAATATCCTTAAATTTAGGAGATTTTGCCTCATTGGTTCCACTCATAACAATTTTAATAGAATATCCAGTAAATTGCTCTAAATCATCAACACTGAATTGATATTCAATGAATTCATTTTCCCTACTAGAGCGAACTAGTTTATCTGGTTTTCCATTATTGTTTGCTTCATTAACAATAGTATCCCCAAAACCATCGTTATTTGTATCAGTTAAGTTATCATAACCAGGGAACAGATTATATGATTGTGCAATTTCACTAGAGTCTGCTTTAAAGAGTCTATAAAGAACTCTAAAATCTGCAGAGGAGTCTCTGTATGCTGAAACAAAGACTTTAAGTGAAGTTGCTGGTTGAGATAAATTAACTCTCTGAGACACATAGATAGCAGAATGAGGGTCTCCGCTTAGTTGATTAACTCTAGAGTCATTTGCATAGTCAAGTATTGGATTATTGAGACGATTTCTTCCAAGAGCAACAAATGCTGTCTGAGTATCGATCGCAGGGGAAAGATTTGGATCATTAGACTTCATTGAAACATTAACAGTTAGAGATCTGTTCTTTGGAAGTGTGGTTAATCTTGTTGTCTCATTGATTCTTGAACATACAATTCTTGGAGATGAAAGGTCATTAATTTGATTGAGTTGAACTGCTTCAAATCCATTATCCAAGAATGATACCTCTGAACCACCTGCACTTGTGCCAGAAACTGTTCTAATTGAACCAGAAACTGATGAAGACTGACCTGGTGTAATTACATTGAATTGTGGGATAATAGAATTATACTGAATATTTTGAGAAACCGAAATATCATCTCCACCAACTTGAGACTCAAGTGAGAAGTTCAATTGCGATTCTCCAGTGGAACGAGAACCCCTATCAATTTCAATATTATAACTATCGATATCATTGAGACTTCTTAACGTTGCATCAGAGGACATGTCATGGGTTTTATTTACTCTTGTTAAAGAAACATCTCCAATTTCATACTTATAAACAGGGTCATTTACATAGTGTTTTCTAATAGCAGTTCCATCAACACCTCTGGTTGCAATTCCAAGTACGCCACTGCCAATGCTATTATAGTAGATAACTTCATTATTAACTTTTAGATATCCAAATGCTGTAGTTATTCCTTCAAATCTTGAAAATCCAGTGGTATTAGCTAATGAAATTGTAGTATCTGTTATATCTAAATCAACGGTTAGGGAAGTTGGATTTGTATTTGGTTTAACTCCACTAATAGTAACTTTATTATTATTGGAAGTCATGCCATGATTAAACTGAGTAACTTCTAGAACATTTCCAGAATATTGACCACCAACAGCTGTTGATGTAATAACTACAGTATTCGCATATGAAACTTGAGTTGTATCATTAGTATAAACTTGAAGACTGCCACCTAAAAGGAAATTGTCACCCTGTACATTAGTCAAATATAGTGTATCATATCCATCAATTCCACTGATAGACAGTCTAGCACCTGTACCAGAATTGCCAACATCTGCTGTAACAACTCCAACAACATCACCAACAGAAAATCCTTTTCCAGTTGCAATACCAGTTGTATTGATTACGACTTGATTAAGTTTTCCTGTATTGAAGAATGAAACTGATTGTGCAATTAAATCACTACCATTTCCTGTAATTGGGTATAGGCGAACATTTGGATATGAACCGCCAGAATAACCAGCACCAGTAGAAATCGTTGTAATTCCAGTGAATGAAACACCACCTCCAACTCTTTCAATGTATCCATTAGCCAGAGAAGTGCTTGCCTTAACTCTCTTACCAGGTACTAATTGTTGTTTGATAGAGTTTAAATAAACAGTTGTAATACCAACATTAATTTTTCTTGGGAAGATTCTTATTGAATCTGGAATTAATTTTTGAATATTGGAGTCACCAACTTCTAACTTTGGATTGTAGAAGAATGCAGATCCAGATTGGGAAGTAAATTTCGCTTTATAAAGTTTGAATTTCAAATCTTCAAATTGGCTCGCTGTCCAAATAGTACCATTTTGGGATTTAAATAGACTTCCTCCAATATATTGTTTCGTTACCATTACAGACTCTGCATCTGGTAAATTCTGCCCATTTACAGTCTTTTCACCCATTCTCGCAACCCAAAGTTCATAATTATTCGTTGTAGGTGCAAGAACAACAATTGCATATTCTCTTTGTGGTTGTAAGTATATTGGTGATGGGAAAGTTACTTTTGTTGCAACAGATGCATCTGAAGATATTCCAATTTGACTTGGTTCTAAAATTACTCTCGCAAAATCTTGTACAAGTCTATCAGTAGGTGTTCCAAGTTCAACATCTCTAACTTCAACATAGCATTTTTCATTTTCATCTTTGCTTGCAAAGTATAAATCTACTGCAGTTAAGAAAGCACCCGTCTCATCAACAGTGAATGATTGTGCAAGTGGATCCTTTCCACCACCTCTATTAGGTGGTGGTGGGGGTGGAGTTCTTACAATAACAGTATCTTGTCTGTAAGTATCTACTATTCCGCTAGCAGAATATGTTGTTTCACCACTACTGATCAGCAAACTACCAGGAAGTGGAGTTGCATTTGTTGAGCTAGTTGTTAGTTTAAATGTTCTACTACCAGTTTGAATTCTTATTGATGGTGGAGGAGTTGTTAGTGGATCTCTAATGAAGAATGAACCAATTAAATCACCAAAAGTGTCAGCTACTAATCTAATATTCGAAACTATGCAGGTGGCACCACTAGTTTGTCCAACAAGAGTCATTCCACTTGTAACATAACCACTATATTTGCCTAGAACTTCTTCCGAGAGTGAAGCAATATCAATATTTAAAACCGTTGCAGATGCTGAATATTGAGTACTTAATGATAATGAGGTATTATATGGATTTGAATTGTACGTTGTTGTTGGTGTTAAATATGGTCCAGATTTGTGATCGGGTCTAGATGTTCTAAAAGTAATGAGTTTAGATGCACCTACAAACCCATCTACAGTCTCTCCGACTGAGAAAGTTCCAGATTGCATTTCAATTTCAAGTAGTTTGGGAACAACATCAATACCCGATATTCCATCAAGGAATGGGTAGTATCTTCCTAATGGTTTTAATCCACCAGATGCAAATTGTACGTTTCTAGAACGCATGTACGTGTCTGGTTCTGAACTAATTAGAACATTATCGATGTAGGAACCATTCCATCCACCAGTTATTGTTCTAGTTCCACCAGGGACATATACGTTTCTAACCCAGTTATCCGAAGCTGGTGAGAGAATAACTCTTCCAATATATTCAACCATTTGGAATGGATTTACATTTTCAACTCTTGAAGCTAATGGTTGCTGAATCCATTCCTTTTCTTCATAATTGAGAGTGATTAAATCTCCAGTCTTCTTGACATTTGGATCTAGAAGTGCCAAATTGCTGCTAAAGTCTGCAGTATCGGAGTTAATGGAATCTGATAATGCTGGTTCTAATTTTAATGAATAGAAATCAGTTGGTGTCTTTAATTCTTTGCTTTCAGTATCAACATCAGACTTTGAATCAAAGTTTGTCAAATCCATTCTTCCATTATCAGAAAAATCATCTACAAAGAATCCTGACTTAAACCTTGATAGTCCATCAGCATCTTGTATTTGAAGACTCTTTGTATTAAGTTCTAACAAACTTAAAGATGTTACTGTTTCTAAGGTTTCTATTCTGTCCTCTAGTTTTCCAATATCTCTCATCGTATATCTTCTATTATCAATTAAATTAATAGAAGCATCTTTTACATTGTATAAGTATGGTGGGTAAGATATTGTAGCGATTGTCATCGCTTCTTCAACATTTACTGGTTCTTTAGGTGGAGTTGAAGAAGTTCCTTTAACTACACTGATATTTCCTTGTTTATCTAAAACAACTTTATCAACTCTTGATAGATAATACTTATATCCTAAAATGGAACTTTCATTTGGAGAAACAACCAAATTGGTATTTACTGATGACGAACCAAATGTGCGACTAGAAAAATCAAATGGGGAACTTGAAGTTGAAGTAAAATCGGAAACCCTTGGTCTAAAGTCAATTACATCAGAAGCTCTTGTATTATTTGCTAGTATTGGAATATCTTTTGTATATCTTTCTTTATCATAAGAATTTACTGTGTAGAAGTCACCAGTATCGTTTGATGGGACAACATACTTATCAAATATAATCAGTAGCTTTCTGGAAGGTGATACAGTACCTCTATTTCTAACAATTCTAGAGTAATCGTAATATTGCTCTTTTTGACCCTTATCTAGAGAATATCTATCTGTAATGTTTAAATAACTTCCAGATGTAATTGCTTGAATTGATGATTGAATATTTGATTCACTAAAAGTAACTAACTCACCGACAACAAATTTATTTGAGTTTAGATAAACAAATTGAATATCTGTTGAAGATGGTTTATTTACAATTTGAGCAACAGATCCACTTTCAGAACCTGTAATTTTTTCACCAATAATTGCATTAATGTCAAGTCCTAACCCACTAACAAATTGTAAAGTATCTAAAGTTGGTGTTGAAGTTGATAAAGACTCATAAACTGCAATCAGTTTTACAGCGTCTGGGACATTCAGTGATATTTCTCTATCTTCAACTCTTAGACCATAATAAGGACTCGTTGATAGTCCAGAAATTGATGTTGAAACTCCAGAAGAAGTAGAACTTACGATTATCTGAGCACTTCTAATATAATCCTTTCTTTTACTTTTTACAGCCTGCCTCTTGATTGTTGTATTAACTGTTACGCTACCAATTCCAGATCTTAATCCAGTAAAGTTTATTTGTGAATTATTTGCAGATAACGATACTTGGTCTGAAGTTAGTTGTTCAACTGCACCATCATTATAAATTATCGAATATCTATCGCTATCATAAGGTTCAAAAAATGCACTACTAAATCCTAAAGTATTTGTATTGAGACTTAAATTTCCAGAGGGGCTTGTAGATTGTCCATTTACTTGCTTTACAATTGTTACCGTAGATGAATTTAAATCTACAGTGGAAACATTTGGAGAAGATAATTTAGCATATAAAAATGCGTTATCTTCATTTTGAACTTTTGGAAGTCCGATGGTAAAAGTAGCATCAACTGTTCCCGATCCTGGAACTCCACCATCACATACTCCAAAAACTGTGCTAACTCCAGTCAGATACAAATATTGTAAATCTGTTGATACTGCTGTTACTCTATTATATGTTTCAGTTGTGAATCCAGGTCTTTGATATCTAATTATCGTATTGGTTGATATTCCACTGAAGGTTTTTCCAGCACATGTTGCAATACCAATGGAATTAACAGTAATTGTATCAGTTATTGAAAATCCTGTTGGGATTTTTCTATCTAAAATAGTATCTGCAGAAAAATCTGTGGTTATTCCAGATGCAGTTGTATATGATTGATAAACCGATTTTATGTCCTTAATACTATTTGTTTCTACAGCAACAATGGATCTTCTATATTCAGAAGATTCATTAATTAAAACTTGCTCTCCAACAATAAAGTTTCCAGAAGTTTGAGAAAGATAGATTCCTGTGGTCCCAGATGGTCCTGGAGCTTGTACAAGATAACCTGAAGCTCCACTACTTAAACCTCTAATATAACTTGTCGCTGGACAAAATCCAGAAAATACAAGTTCATTTAAAGTTATTTTTGTATAAGTTTGGATATCAAAAAGATATAGATTAAATGCTGAGCTTTCATTTACATAATCTGAATTTGCTGAAAATGAATAAACTCTCGCTCTACCAATTGTTTCACCAGATGCTGCATTATTAGAAGTTTTTCTATATGTTTGTAGATCAACATAGTTATTATTATTATTTAATCCAACAAATGGGCATCCACGAACGTTATTGACTTTTACTAGATTTCCCATTTCAAATGGGATTGAAGCAGATGTTACTGTTTCTAAATCTCTAGGTTTTTCTACATCTAAGATTGTTGTTCCTGGAAAATCAATATCATATCCTCTAACATAAGCTTTTCCTGGAGAAATTTTTACGCAAACTAAGTCATCAGATGGGGTATTATTTTGCTCTGTTTTTTGATCAGAATTATAAATTCCACCATTGGATAACCTATCATTTAAAGATTCTGCTAATTCAACGCCAAAAGCCCCAACGGAATAATCTCCAGATTCTTCAAAAGTTCTCTTTGCGAAATAATCTTTGATTATTGAATATGTTGATTTATCCTGCAGTTTTTTAATTTCACCATTATCAATTCTTACTAGTTCAATAAAATTCTTATCATCAAAATCTGTTAATACTTTTTTTGCTAAAACAGTTGAAATTTTTAATCTATCTGCTCCAGGAGCGGCATAGTTGGAAAATCCACGAGCATTATCATAAAGGGAAGAATCATCGCCAGAAGAAATTAATTCTTCAGAAATATTAAATCCAACTCTATATGAAGATGAATTTGAGTATGGATCTAATATAATAGTGTCTTTTTGTACTTGTACAAAAGTTCCTCTAATAAAATAAACACCCTCACTAACATGAACGGCTGAGGATACTGAAGTTGCACTGCTATCTACGCAAGAAGCAAAACTATCACCAACCTGGAGAGTTGTATTGCCATATGTTATAGATTCTTGAAGAATTAGAGTTTCCCCATCATTAAATGGTGCTGGTTCTAAATCTATATTTGCGTTTATATATTTTACATATATTGTAGGATATTCAATATCTAAATCTGGTGGAAGTAGAATCTTTTGTACAGATGCAGTTACTCCAGATTCAGCACCTGTGATTTTTTTACCAACAATACTATTCAAATAAATTGAAATATCAATTCCAAAATGTTGTGGGTTTAATTTGACTGCATTGTAAAGTCTATCATATGTGACTCCACCAGGAATCACCATTGATCCATCTTTGAAAATATGACTACCAAAAGATTCAATTTGATTCTGTAGAATAGACTGTAGAGTCGTTAATTCTCTAGCTTGTACAGGATATCCTGGTTTAAATAAGACACGATAAAAATTATCATTCTTATCAAAATCATCATAATATGGATTGATATTTAAATTAGTTTTTTGTGGCATCTTTAAAATTCCAGGATAATTTTAACGTCTTCTTTTTGTCTAGAATTTCTTGAAACAAGAGGTCTATTATCTAAGTAAATAATATCCCCTGTTCCTTTATTTATCTCAGATGCTGCAAGACCATTTGTAAATTGTATTCCAAGATTTATATTTTTATTTCCAGTTGGATTTGTAGTGATTCCAGTATATCCAGTATCAACAGAACCAGAGAACCCATCAGTAGTGGTTATTGTTCCTCCAGATGATGAGAATTCGTATCTTCTACCTAAGCTACTAACTCCAACATAATCCTGCTGATCATAAGTTGATGGGTGGTAGAATAAAGATCTATCTGTAAAGTATTTGATTACTTTAGTCTCTTCATCATATGAAGCAACATAACCAACCGCAGTAACATTATTACCATCAACAACTACACTTTGGGATATTTCTTTTCCAATCGTTAAATAATTTTCACCACTGATAGTACCATCATTTCTCAACTTAATCGCATTTGTTGCAGAAAATTGACTTTCATCATAAACATTAGTTGAATTGACTCTTAATGGATTTTTTACAACTGAAACTTGGGCAAATGCAGTATCAGTTGGAAAATCTTTATTTGAATCATCAAATCTAGCATAAAGCAATACTCTATCAGTCCCTAATTCCTTATAGATATCATATCCATGACCTCTAGATGGTGGAATAATTGGAATTAGTTTTGCTGGGTTGCTGATATTACCTGCTGGTTGTAGAGGTCCCAAATCTACCATAGCATAAGTATAATTCTTTCCTCCAGCAGATACAACAGCAGAAGTTATTTTTCCACCACTATCTACTGAAATAACTGCTTTACCACCAGTTCCATCTCCAACTATATTTACTTCACCTGAACTATAATTTTGTCCAGGGTTATCGATATAGATTTTTTTAATTTGATTTTCATTAACAGTGGAATCACCGTTTTCTCTGACAGATTGGATTTGGGAATCTGTACTGGTGCTCCAATTTGAAGGAACAGAAATATATTCTGTAGAATCAAATTTTATAATATCACTTGGGGATACAGTAAATAAGTATTTCCAGGTATATCCATCACCACTATTTCCAGCTACTGATGGTTCTAAATCAGTAAAAAGTGGTTCATCTTGAGATGCATTTCCAGTTGTATTGATTCCACTCGATCCATTATCAATGCAAATATAGACTCTATAATCACTATTCATTACATAATAATTTGCATCGTATAAACGACTTGATGAAGTTACTGGAGATAGGTTTGTTGTGCTATAATCATGTCTGTAGATTTCATATCTGCTTCCTCTAGTCCAATCAATTCTCCTTACCAATCTCCTAACATTTGAAGAAGTAACTTTTTTCCCAAAGAGAGAAGTATCTTGAACATGGGACAAATAACTAAAATTATCTGTTGGGGTTTCTACATTATCATTCCAGTTAGTCACTCTACCAAAACCGACTTGTGTTGGGTTTGGCAGTCCAACAACAATGTAATAGGAATTATTGGTACTATCTACCGATTCAACAAAATTGTTTGCATTTAATATTCTAAATTGATCAGTTATAATTGCCGACATTTTTAAACGGTTTTCTTTCTATTTATTAAGGTTAATCTGGTAGAATTTTTCTAATAGCTCCATTATCTCTCAATCCATACCCTCTTCTTTGAATTGTTGGGAACGTTGATAGTCCAGAATTAATTGTTCTTCCAGATACACCAATAGATATTGGATTACTTGCTCTGGATAGAGAAGATAATCTACCCCATGAATAATATCCATTAGGATTATAAATTGATGTTCCTAATGTTTGGATTCCAGTTGTCACTGTATTAGATCTGATATTACAAACAATTTCATTCAATGCTGGTAAAGCACTTACTCTGTAAATGTTATCAACGTATTGAGTTCCTACACCAATAACATCATTATTATTTGAATAAATTGATGTAACTCCACTACCAACATTTGTACCAGATACAAATATATGATATCCAACTTGAAGATCAGTATATGCATTAACAAAGAACTTGAGTGCAAGGGCAGTTCCAATTCCAGCGGTAGTTGTAATTCCAGTTATGATTCCAGAGAAACCTTGAACTATAGAAATATCTTTTACTAGTTCTGAAATTACTTTTGGTTGTTCAACGAGAATTTGTGGTGGATTCGTGCTTGTATAACCAAATCCAGGTTTTACCAAAGTTACTGAAGACACAGAACCATTTACAATTGTTGCAGTAGCACTTGCAATTGAAGTAGAATTTTGTGGTCCAGCAGTTGTGCCAACACCAACTGAAGATCTCTTAGGAGCTGAAAACTTAACAGAAACTGTTGCAGTTGTGTATCCAAATCCCGCATTGGTTATCGTTAATCCAGATATAGTACCAGCGACTGATACTGTTGCAGAAATTGCAGCAGCAACTGGAGACTTATCTTCAATTATTAATGCATCAAATGATGGAATGTTAATACTGGATTCATCCTCTTCATAATTAAAGAATCTAGCGTTATCGACAAATATTTCATTATCTCCAGATTGAATTGTTTTAATAACTCTTGCTGTTGGATAAATTTGACCCTCTAAAGAATCCCTATCTTTATAAACAATATCACCATTAATAATTAAGTCTCTTTTCTGCTTAGACCAATCTATAGAGCGATAATTAAATTCATCAATTCCAATATTTTGATAAAGATCTGTCTCTAGTGTATCTGAAGTTGGGATATCATAAACAGTTCTTTGAGAAATTTGAGACAATGACGTTGAAATTCCATTTGCCCTATTAACAAATACTGAATCTCCAATTTTTATCGTCTCTAAAATATCAGTCTGTTCGCTATCAACACCTCTAGTTCCATTATAGAAGAATATGGAAATATTATCTTCAACTTTAGGTGCTGAAATAAACTGAATTGAAGAACCACCATCAAATATATAAGCAGATTTTGGTTCTTGTAATACACCATTTAAGAATACTAGTAAGACAGCATCTAAATCTATGAGTGCGGAATCATTATTTTTCTCATCTTTTTCAAAACTCACTAGCTCGGAATTGTATCTGAGTGGGAATACGGAGCGAGTTCCATTTTGAAGTGGTTTAATTGAATCAATAAAGTCTAATTGTCCAAATTGCCATGATGCAAATTTATCATAATAAACATCAAGGACTGTTAATTGAAAATCTGCTACTGGAGAAACCAAACCTTTCGCGGTAACTAGACCAACTGGTTTAAATACATCTCCAATTTCAAATGCATATCCAGGTCTATTAATAATGAATTTGGAAACTTCAAATAGTGATCCTGGCGCGATAGTTCTTGAACCAGGTATTGTTCCTAGACCGACAGCATATGTTACAATACCAACAAATGTTGTGATTGCTGAGGCAACATCAGCACAATCTCCAGGGTTATATACTCCAGGTAATTCAGAAATATCACCTTCAATAGTATAATCAAAGACTTGAGTTTCACTAGAGTACCCACCAATGGTTATAGACTCATTTCTCATGGCTTGAATTGCCATATCTCTTGCTTGTTGGAATGCATAGATTGATTCTGCTTCCTCTCCAGCAAGGTACGCATTGTCGATATAAATCTTACCAGCATCATATACTGAGTCATTACCACCATATTGGAGATTGTATGTAATACACTCTAAAACATCAACAATATCATCAATACAATTTTGATTTCCACCTGGAACTGTAAATGCTGGGAATGCCGCTAACATTCTACCTACAGCAACTTCACCAATTAACGTCTTATTTGCAAGAATCAATCTTGCAGCATCTGCATTTCTTCCAGAAGTTATTGGATTTGAATTTGGACCGACTTCTAAAGAAATTAATGCATTTAGTCCAGTAGTGGTAGTAGATCCAATTCCTAATCTAGAAACCCCAGTGATTTGTAGATTTTCATAAGTTGGTTCGGAAACTAAAATATCAGGATTTGCTGTATATCCATTTCCACCAACAATAACAGTAAATGATAGACTTCCACCAGCTCCAACATTGGCTCTAATTGAAGCTGCTACTCCAGTATGTCCAGGTTGATAAACACTAACACCAATTGCTGTAAGTCCATTATATCCAGATCCAAGAATATCTGTACTACCCAATCCAACAGATACAATCGAACCACCTGCACCAACCACAGCAGTCACAGAAGCACCAACAAGGGGTGCAAAACCTAATCCATTTGTTGATCCAAGAGAAACAATCAAACCGCCTCTTGGGAATTGATTTTGATTTACATCCGAAATAGATGTAACTTTTGTTCCATCAGTAGATGTAATACCAGTAAATGTTATACTGGATATTCCAGCACTTTCTCCATATAAGAAATTATTACCCGCATTATTTACAGTTGTTGGTGTCTGGAATAATCCATTGATTAAAACTAATCCACTTCCAGTCTCAATACCACTAGTATTGACGCCAGCAATAGTAAGTCTAAAAGTCTGCCCAATACCAGTGAAGTCTTGGGAAATATCATCATATATTAAATTATTTTCATAATTTTGTCTTAAGAAAACTCTACCATTAAATTTAGAAAATGGTCTTGGAAGTCCGCTATCATCTAAAGTTACTAATCCACTTCCTTTTGGTGGATCTGTAAAGAATACTTTGTTTCCAACAATGTTGTAAGAACCTTTATAAACTCTAGCTGTTGAAGCATCCATATGACTGGTAGCTACTGTACCAACAAATCCCCTTTCAACATTGACTAATTTAATCATGCCCGTAGATATTGGACCAGTGCTGGTAGTTCCTAGTCCAACTCCAGCGACTTTCATATACTCATCTTCAACTCTAATAATATCACCAGTCACAATTGAAGAAATTCCACTGATTGAGAAAACAGTTTCTCCTGTTCCAATGAAACCACCATTACCATCAACTGTATATACTATTGGGGTCCAAGCGAGTGGAGACTGAATGACATCATCAACTGCAATTATGGTTTTTTCATTTTTCTTAACCATCTCAAATATATGTGCATTTCCACTACCTAAAGTCGTGAAAGTTACAGAAATTCCAGCGGTTGCATATTCTGGTCTTGTTGCAATTCTAAATTCGGTGTTATTATCTTTAATAGCCCACACTCTATATGGAAGTCTGTTTGTCACTACTCCAACAGAATCTGCAGTTAAACCAATGCCAACAGGCGCAGAAGAAACTCCAGCAATAGTAGAACCAGGTTTATAAATTAAAGCTTCTCCAGTACTAAAGAAGTGATTTGGAATTGTGAATTTACCTGTTGCTGGGTTTAAAATTGAACTATCTTGAGGATTAAATTCTTTTGTAAAAATTGGAGTGTTATTATACTCTAGTTCAAATTCCGTTTTATTGATTCTCTTACTATTAAATGAATCAAATAATCCTATTCCGATACTTTGTGTTCTATTAAATCCATAGGTTATTTCTGGGTAAGAATTTTCTAAATCTAAATCGGTATAAATTATTTCATTATATGACTTAATAGTAACTATACCAGTTACTGATGCATCTGGGAAAAATCTTACTCGAACATTGCCAGATGAAATATCTGCACCAAAAGTACCAATACCCGTGGTACTTCCAACCGATAAGAAAGGATACTGTGTAGAAAATACATCGGTTCCATCGGCATTGATTGTTAGTATCTGATGTAGTGCATATGTTGAACCATAGCTAACACTAACTAAAGATTTGATTGATGTAATCTCTGAGGATGTACATGTTAGGATAGTTGTAACACCAGTACCAACAACATAATTGGATTGGTATTTTGCACTTCTCTCCGTACCTTCTGGTTGGAAATCATTTATAAATCTAATTGTTCCAATTCCAGCAGATGTTGAACCAAATCCAACTGCATTAGTTAATACTCTAACTTGAGACGTAGTTGGATTTGTATATTTTAATGTTAATGTCCCACCCACTAAAGAAGCATCAAATTCTCCAAAATCATTAAAAGATATTCCTTCAGAAGAATTAGAATCAAAGTAATAATCTGCTAGATAAGTATTTGTTCCATCATGACTCAAATAAACTTCCACAAAATTCATTGTATTATCATTCAAGTTAGAAATATGGAACATTGAATGGACAGCATCATATTGATTAGCTGGATATTCAAAAATAGTTGCAGTAGAACCAGCAGAAACTAAAGTATTTGTAGATAGGTTTTTAACCAGACCAATAGAAGTTGATGCAACTCCAACAACATTTGGATTTAAAACTTCCTTAATAAATTTTATGTCATAATCAGTATCATATGGATCATTTGGTGTAAATCTCAGGGAAAGAACATCAAATGTATCAATATTTCCAGTTACATCAGCAAATTCCTCTTCTTTCCATATAGTAGTTAATGCATCAGTTTCGAATCCAGGAGAGAATGTTATACCAAGTCCAGTATTTGATAAATATCCCTTTCTTAGAGTAAATACTGATTCCTGGTTATTATCATACATCAGCAATAATTCATATAGTGCTATTTGAGTTCCTGAGGTATTTCTAATCTGAACTAAGAATCTTGCAAAGGAATCTGTATATTCATCCAAATCAATAAATGTATCTGATACATTTTCTTTATTTGTAAATTGATCGCTAACATCATCTATTGATAGAACTCTATTTGTTTTGCAAATCAAACCATCTACAAACTTTTTATTAAAAGTCTTTAAGAACTTAGATGTCCCATTTTGAGTAGAAGTATCTTTTGATAATGCAAATCCGTAGATTGTATCAACTCTCTTATCTTCACTTACATCATAAATTATTAGACCATCTACAGAAGTAGATCCGATCGAGACTTTTTTATTAGATATAATTTCAGTATCTACAAAGTTTTTAAGTCCAGTTGTATGTAAAAGTCTATTGATTGTATCAATTGAGTCTTTATATTGGATTGTACTCTTTACAGAATATGAGAGATTTTGGTAATAGTCATTATCTGGTAAAACCTGAATATCATTATTTAATTGCCCACTATTTGTTTTCCAACCAAGAGAAGCAGTTACTCCATATCCAACATTGAATTTACCTCTACTATGGATAATTTCCGAAATAGTTCCCACAGAACCAGATTCTGTTCCCCTAACAATGTCAGATTCTTTAAATGAATCTCTACCAGATATTTTGATATAATCTTTTAGAACTGCAGAAATGTAAAGATCTGAAGGTAGATTATTTAAATATAAATTCTCCCCTACTAAAAATTCAGTTCTCTTTTGATTTACTTTGAATTTTGGATAGTTTGAGTATTTTGTAATTGTCGCATAAGAACCTTGTATTGTATCAGCAATTCCTGGATTTGCTGTATATCCAGATAGATTAAATCTAACTATAGCTGGTATAAGATTTTCATAAGAAGAAACAGTGAAGAATGTATATCCATAATCTTCGGAATTAAATCCAGATCCACCTACTCCATTTTTTGTAATACCCTCTACAAAAATTAAGTCTCCCGCATTAAACACGTTAGTCGTAAATCCAACTAGAGGTGTAGTTAAGAAACAAGTTACTATGCCAGAAGCAGATGATTGTATGGTGGAAATACCGACTCCATTTGAGTTATTAGTCGTAAATAAAGTTTTTGAGTTGAAACTAAGTCCAGTTGGAGATTCAAAAATTTCAACAGATGATATTGAATTTGAATTTATTTTTGGAACTAATATTCCACTATTAACCTTTTCCCCAGTTTCGTCATCAACAATCACAATTTCTGGTGCGGAGCTATAATTTCTACCACCATCAATAACTTCAATGCTATCAATTGTTAATGAATCTTTTAATTTAATCGTTGGTGGAATATTTGCTTCAGGTCTAAGAGTATTATCAGAAGGATATTCAAAAGATTGTTCTATAATTCTTATATCTCTTACTTTACCTATTTCATTAGATTTTACAAATAAATTAGCATCTCTTCCATTATCAGTGATGATACTTGTTATGCCAGGTAAAGTTTTATAAGTTTTTGTACTAAAATTAACAGAAATTTTGTCAATAGGTCCAGATGCTGTTTTTGAGGTGGTAGAATACTCTAGAGCAGAAGTATTATTTTGGTTATATAAAGTATTTTCTGGTTGTGATGATAGTGAGACAATAAACGTAGTTGTTCCTACACCAACAACAGAATAATTTTGATTATAGTAACTATTAATGAAAGAAATCTCACAATAATTTCTTACACTAACATCAGCTGTAGAAATATATCCAGATTTTTCAATATTATAAAATAGAGAATTTGGAAGTAACTCTGAATAATTTAAAGTAAGTTTAGCAGTGCTAGTCACCCCAACTGTTCCAACACCAATTGTTGATATGATTGAAGTATTTGCTATTGATACAAATTTGTTATTAAAGTCTTTATCTGAGTATAGATTAAAATTGTAACCACTCAATGAAGAATCGCTTAGATCAAATACTAAATTATTTCCTTTGATTGGTTGTAATTTTGGATTAACTAAGGACAATGCTTGATTAGAACCACCAGTAGATGCAATTGAAACTATTACTGGTGGGTTGGATACGGAGTCTTCATAAGTTATTGTTAATTTGATATTGTCTTTATCTACTCTATAAACATAATAAACTCCCGTCGATAGCCCAGAAGATACTAAATCAGATGCTGAATAATAAACTTTATCACCAGTTTTATATGAATGTGATGTTATGTTTATTGTATCTAATGCTGGATTAACACGATATGAATTGAAACCTACTGGATTAACCAATAACTTTTGAATATCTGACGCAAATTTTAATTTAACCGCAGTAGAAGTTCCAATACCTACAGATTGGTTAGGAACAACATTTAAAGTAACTGAATCACCTGGAATAAGTCCATGTGCTGTGGATACTGATACAACGGCATCATTTTTTTGAATGGTGCATGTTATTTGATTATATGTTGGTTCAAATGAATATTCAAAATTATTAGAACCATTTGTTCTAAAGAACAAACCCTTAGTATTTGTCGTTAGACCAACTTGAGTTACTATACCAATGTAGTCTTTTGATTTGTTAATAGCATAGACATATTCAAATGAAGAGTTTAGCAAATTAAATGGTGATGAAGTTTCTGTATTTGAAACAGAAATAGGATCTCCACTCTTCTTCCTAATGATAAGTCTTTGATTTGTTTTAAATGGGTGATCTGGTAAATAAATGCTTTGTGTAGGAATATCTATTTGATAATTTAATTCTCCTAGAGAATAAGTAACTGCTACTCCAACTCCAGATGTTGTACCAACACCAACAGACTGATTTGGATTGAAATATACCTTTGAATTTAAATCCGAATCAAAATATTGTAATGGTAATCCAATTTCAATAAAGTTGGGATATACAAATCCCAAAGTGCTAGTTGTGTGAGAAGTCCCACTTACACCCCTTTTAACTCTTAATAATTTTCTTTCCGAAAAAATATTTAGTACTGACATTATTTCAGTACCTATTCCTATACTTGAACCTATAGAAAGGGTATTTGGTATAGTAGAAATATAAATGTCTGTTACTAAACCAGATTGAGTAACTGGATTTGATGGAATATCTTTAAATACGGTAAATCTATCTGTTGATATTGATACCTGTCTATTTCCAGCTATTTTTGGAACAAATGTTGATAGACCAGATATTGATACAATATCACGATTATTTAATACATGGAATGGTGTAATATAAACTCTTGCTTTATTTTTATCTTCCCAGGTTAGAACCGCATTAGAATATTCTATAGTTGATGATGCAATAGATGTTATTGTCTTACCCTTTAGAGAAGAAACTACAGCTGATGCACCTTCAGCATTTGAATTCGAATTATCAAATACTAATGCATCATTTAATTTATAGTCAATGCCGTTTTTTGTAACCTCAACTGTTTTTATTTGACCCTTTTCAATAGATGTAATTATCGACTCTTGATTAAATTGTGAGTCATCTTCAATAATAAAATCATTTTGAGAGTATTCATCTGAAATTTTATATGGATAAGTATTTCTAACTAGATCTGATTTTGAAAAATCAAAGTCTTGATCTAAATTATTTTCAGCATATAGAGACCTAAATCTATTGCCAATAAAATATGGGAATTTTGGTTGATATAATCCATCCGTTGTTATTCCAGCAAAATATGCATATGTTCCATTTGGAAAGTCTGGAGTTTTGCAAAATCTTCCATTGTGTATATCTAAGTCTCCAGAATTATCAAATTTATAGTCTTCAACAAAGAATCCTGGCACAAATCCAGATGGTCTATCAACGATAACTGAAGTATCTTCAACATATCCTGGTTTTAATATGACTATACCTTGTGCTGAATTAATTGGATTTCTATATCCATATGGTCCATATATTGGATTTCCATCATATGCCCACCCAATAATTGGTGAATGAGAAGACCCGTTATCATTGAATTCATTTGTTGCAAGTTCATTTAAGTAGGAAATATTGCAATATTCTAACCCAGTGTTTAATTTTGGATGTAGATATTCAGATCCATATCTCTTTGCATCATTTAAAGTTAAATCTCTAACCTTTGTTTCTAGTTTTACATTTCTTCCAGCAGAAACTACCTTGATAGATGTTGTTGATTGTGTATATCCTATTCCAGAATTAATTACAACAACATTAACAATTTGACCATTATTAATTATTGGGCGTAAGACTGCTCCACTACCTTCACCAACTACCGTTAATGATGGGGTTGAATAATACTCAGTTCCCTTATTTCTTATATCTACTCTGACAATTTTTCCTGCAAGAACAACTGGATAAAGAGTAGCATCTTTACCATTTTTAATTGATATGTTGGGTTTTCTTTCAAAGTTTAAAACTGTACTACCATATCCACTACCAGATTCATATAGGTACAAATCAACAATACTACCACGAACAATGGGTGTGCATGTAATTACACCAACATTCGTCGATCCATATGCAACATTAACTGTGACACTGACATCTGGATATTTAAAAATATGATATCCACTTCCAGTATTTGAAAATTTAGTAAAAATATTTCTAGTATAATTTGTTGATATTGTTGCACCTATTCCAGCATCTGCCAATCTAAAGGAATCATTATCTTTCTTTATAATATAGTATCTGTTTGATGTTGATAGACCAGAAATTGGGGTGCCAGTATATTGATATTCAACAATATCACCCTCTTTAAAATTATGATCAGTAAAACTAATTGTATGCTCTATTGTAGAAATTCCTACTGGTTTAACATATAGTTTTCTATTTTGATATCCAGACCCAGAATCTAAGACTTTAATTGACTTTAAAGTCTTTTTACCGAGATAAGTTCTAAACTTATGGATTCCTGTATTTGACGCTGTTGTGAATCCAACTGTATTAATTCCAGTTATGTAATCATTAAAAGATGGATACAATCTAACAGTTTTATTATTTAAAACCCTTACAAAATAAGTTGCATTTTCCAGCAGGAATCTATTTTGATCAGCATTTGAACCAAGATATGTTCCGATACTAACTGGAGAATTTCCGTTAGATTTATATACTACAGCTTCACCATTTGAAAATTCGTGATTCGATAGAAATGTTATTGTTTCTGCAGTTTCGCCAACGCCACCAAAATTACTCAGAAGTCTCGCATCAAAATCAACTTCTCTAAAAGTTTTTTCTACAATAGGTTCTAATAAACATCCACTACCATTACCACCTTGAATACTTAATGAAATAACTTTTTCAAGTTCAATATTTTGCGGATCTACTAGTACTTCTTTAACAGAACCACTTATAACTGGTTGAACAAGTGAAGTTGTACCAGATCCAGTTGGTGGTCCAGATACAATTATTTGTGGTGGATTAACTACATCATAATCAATTCCAGAGTTTAAAATGCTTATAGATTTTAATGGTCCATAATAAATCTTATCTTGAGATTTATAATTTTTTATTTCGACACCATTGACCAACATTCCAATAAACTCTTTATCATTCTCTACTCCATCATTATCTTTGATGACTTCTCTAAGTGGAAATTTCCTTAATAATTTTTGTGGTTCAATATTTTTATTAAATTTAGATTCCACTACAAAACTATGCTTTCCACCAACTCCAGGAGAAAGAGGATTGAATGTAATATAATCATCTATTTGAATAAATGAATTTGATGCATATAATTTTATTTGTTTTGGATCAGTTAATACTTTTACAAAATATTTCCCTGTAGCAAGTCCAGATATTGGTGTTGTTTCTGGACTATAGATTACAGCATCTCCTGTCAAAAATGGTATAGAAGTTGGGAATGAAATAATAGAATAATCATCATCTGATAGTTCTTTTTGAATTGCACCGCTTTGAGTAGTTGCTGCGCCAATAAAAGTCGAAGCTGTACCAACTCTTATTGATGGTTTGGATGGTGTTGCATCAAGTCTGAAAGTGTATGATGGCAAAGAATTCGATGCCACATACATAAATTCATTTGCATCATCGGAATACACATTCTGAACATCTGCAAATAAAGTATCATTACCATACTTCAACGGTACTAATTCACTAGATGTTTTCTTAATGATTCTTCTTAATAGATGTGGTATCGAAGTCGAAGTGGTATATCCAACATAACTTAAGGTAACTTCTTTTGTTCCCCCATCAATACCTGTTACTTTTGCATTGGAAATTCTAACAGAACCAGTAACAGCATTAATAATATCAACTCTATCATTAACCTTTAAACTAGAAGAATCTATATCAGATTTTAAAGTAAAAACTTTAGATGATAGATTAAAAGAATCAACTTCAAAAGTACAGCTAGTATTATATACCCAAGAATTTGCAAAAATTTGCTTATAAGTTCTGTCGTTGGGGTTGCTTGGATTTTTTATTAAGTCACCTAGGTGTTTGATATAAATTTTTTCATTTTCAAGATTTAAAGCTTTATCTTCAATCATCTGTAAATTTGAAATTATGGAACATACTTTTAATTCTACTTTCTTATCTAAATTTCCATTTTCAAATCCAAAAATTGTCTGATTTGATCTTATCGAATCTTTGTTCGAAATATTTTCAGATATACCTGAACAATTTAAAAGTTGATTTACAGTTTTATCTGTATATACAATAGTATTATTTCCAGATATTGCTGTCCCAGATTTCTCAAATCCAATTGTCGAATCTACAGTAATAATTGAAGATCCTATTGAAACATCACCAATTACTTTAGTATTTGCTGTTACTGTAAGGTCACCTTCAATTAAGTCTTGATCGCTATACCCAATGAATAAACCTAGTTTATAATATACTTTATTTTTTCTGGTTAAAATTTCTACTTCAGATACAGCTGCACTTGTTTTAGTATCTAAAGAACTATAAATTGTTTGCCCAACTAAATTATTTGGATTTCCAGAAATTGCTTCGGTTAAAATAATAACTCTTCTAATGTACTCTGAATCAGATGGTTTAAAAAGAAATTGCTCTAGGTCAATTACTTTTGGAGTAACTCCATACAAAACTTTATAGAGGATTTTAAAAGATTCTTCAGTACCTTTTGACTGATAGAATGATCTTGCTTCTTTTAGAAAATTGCCAACATTTAAATCGGAAACAAAATCAACATTTTCCAAACCTGGAGCAATAGAATATTTGATTTTATTATAAAATTCTTTTAAAAATAGAGAGCTTAGATTTTGTACAGAAGAATATTGCGTATGTGAAGATGCGGTTGTTTCTGAAAAAACTAATTCTTCTGGATTATTTGAATCTCTATAACTAGTAATTCCACTAAATCCTCTAACACATCCAGTGAAAGAGTTTGTTGTAATTCCAGTATATGTAATAATTTCATCATCAATCTTTAGCAAACCATAATATTGGGGAAATCCCTTTGTACTCAAAACATTGATTGTTGAGCTAGTAGAGGTGATTGAAGAAGTTATTGAAGTGAATCCAACAATAACTTCTGGAGTTAAGTTGTCAAGATTAATGTAAGAATTAAAATTCTCAGAAATATCCGATGGACCACTTGGATATTCTTGAGAAATATAATATTGTTTTAAAAATTCAGATGCCTTTGGGCTTTCATCTAATATGAATGCAGGTAACTGATTTTCAATAATTTGATATGCCTTTACCTTTGATTCGATACCAGTTTGAATCATATTATCCTCTCTTTAGCTCTCCGTTTGAATAACTTGAAGTTACTTTAAATCCTACTCCTGAAATCTTCTCACCAGAAGAAATAGTATCCTTTACCATATTTATGGTGCTCTTTGAAACATCAAAATCCAAATACAAATCTTTTAATCCAATAACATCATTCGATTCTGGATATGCTTGAATCTCAATAATATTGTTTTCTAGTTCAGTTTCTGTAATAACTGTAGTTGAAAGCATTATTTCTCCAGTAACATAATCAACAGTTCCAGCAGATTTAATAATTACTCTATTTGTATTATTTTCTTTGATTTGCTTTACGATTGATAAAATTCCAGTCTTCTTATCTGCATTTGGAACATCTGTTAAATAAACTGTTTCCAATTCTCCAGAAATTTTAAATCCAGTGGATTTAATATTAAATCCAGCAGAATCCACATGGAAAGCATTTCCAAAGCAAAGTTCATATTGAGCAGATTGATTAACTAATGCTTTTAAATTCCTTCTAATTCTTACTCGGGTAATATTTGAAGTAATTGATCTATCTACATTATCAATTACATTCAAAATTTTACTATACTTAAATCTACCACCAAACTTATTAACCTCAACAGAATTAGAATAAGATTGTAGTGAATTGGTAATATTAGTTTTTAAATCATTGACATTATTAACTTGTGAAGAATTATAATAGACATATGAATCAATCTCAACATAAAGAACCTTCAGATCTATAATTTTTTGATTGATACCTGTCAGTGAATAATTTTTTAATCGACTTAAAATAAAATCTTTATCGAAGTCAGATATAAAATCTCCATTTTTTGGTTTAATACTTATCTGAACTGTTCCAAATTGAGGTGGATTTAATTCTTCACCCCCAACAACAGATACTGATTCTGTATTTGGATAGATTGATTGAATAATCGCTTCATAATCTCTAGCTGTTACTGCCCTATATTGTGCTGAGTACAATCTTGGTGCAAAATATTTAATTGATTCTACTGGTTCAATGCTTGTTCCATTAGAAGACTTATTAACTGTAGTTAAGGTTGTAGAAGATACCGTTGCAGATCCTCCTAGAGAATCAACAAATGTACCTGCAAAAGCAAAATTTGTAGCTCCATTCCCCTCTTCACCATCAGTAACAATATAAGTTACTGTGATGATTGTGCCATTTTCAAGTTTTTTACCAAAGTAACCATCACCAAAAAGTAATTCATACTTCTCATCCTGTATCTCTTGAATTAAATAAATTTCAGAAGTTGAATTAATGCTCAGAATATTATCAACTCTTTGATATTCTCTACCTACCCCTGTATCTGATGTACCTTTTACTTTAACTATAATAGTCTGAGTATCAATATATGAGTTATCTAAGATAAATCTTTGGTCTAAACTACCATCAACTGTAAAGGTCTTTTTCAGTAAAGTTCCTTGGTAAATCTCAATTGGTTCGTCAGCAGTTCCAAAAGTTGCTGTCTGATTTGTGACTGTGGTAGTTATATTTTCTGGGATTGAAAAGATATATGAATTCTCATTTGATGCCGTTCCAACGCACACAGGACCCCTTGCTTCAAGAGTTAGGGTAGGGCTGGTGAATGAACTACTAACGCCCACCTGAAGCGTTACAGACGCTCTGGAGCATGTCCTAGAGCGAGGAACATATCCTATCGTTCTGGCAAGAGATACGACGTTTTCACGAAGAGTTGCTGAGTCAAGAAATGCCTCATTGGCTGCCATATTCGTGTTAAATGCATTAATATAAGTGTTATATGCTAGGGCATTTAACAAGACAGAGAAATTAGAACCTTCAAAATCAAAGTCCGTGAAGTTGCTGTTCGCACGGAGATAATCCTTGATTGAAGTCTTGATTTGATCGAAGTCTAGATTCGTAAATTTAGTGAAAGGCATTTTATCTTGCTGCCTCTAATATAAATGTGTATTCTTGTGTTGGTATTTCTTGACCAATAATATCAAAATTAACGGTTACTTCAAAAGCATTATCATCTGGTCTTGCTTCTACAATAACAACTAAATTAGAAATTCTTGGTTCATAATTAGAAATTGCTTCTGCAATTTCATTTTCAAGAACTGATGCTGTACCTGCATCAACAAATTCAAATAATGTAGAATAAACGTCAGATCCAAAGAGAGAGTCAAAAAATCTCTCTCCTTGGATCGTTTCAACAATATTTCTCACTGAGCGACGAATAGCAGCTTCATTTTTCAATACAGGCAAGTCCTTTGTAACAGGGTGAGGTTCAAAGGACAAACTTATATCTTTAAATCCGCGTGAAATGCGTTGAACTGCCATTTAATGATTATTTCTTCACTTTATTTATACCTATTGCCAGGGAGAACCATAGTTTGGTTCTGTTCCATATTCCCAATCATCGTAACTTTCATCATTTCGAATTTTCTTATGTAAATCACTCTGTTCTTTAAGATGATGTTTTTTTCCAAGTTCATCATGCATAATTTCTTGAATGACTTTTGGTTTTTCAGTTGAAGAATAATCTGTAACCAATTTAGTTGTACCCCACATGTGGTACATGTAATTTTCGTCTCTATCTACTGGTAGATTTGACATTTTAGCTCCTGTTTTAATGAATAAAACAGAACTTTTATAAAGGAGGTTGCTATCTCCTTGTTTTTATTTAACGATCTATCTCTCTAATCTTATAATCATCCGAATTTAAGTATTTTAAAATCTCTAAAGCAATTAATTTTGGGTTTCCTTCACCACAAGTATAGACATCTACAGCAATGCACCCATTTTCTGGCCAAGTATGGCAAGAAACATGACTTTCTGATAGGGCAATCACGACCGTACATCCTTGTGGAAGGAAACAATGTGAAAAAATGTTTAAAATTGTCATTTTTGCTCTCTTTACTCCACTCTCCATCGCATTTTGGAGTGAAGTAACATCATTTAAAAGAGAGAAATCAACACCATGCACCTCTAACAGCAGGTGCTTGCCCATCGAAAAGTGTTCCAATTCAGTTTTAGCAACAAAAAATGTATTTATTTACGATTTCCAGTGGTTATTTGGTTGCTCCCACCAAAAATGAAGGTCCTCTACAGTGTCGTCATAGTACAAACTGACAAAATCACTCTTGAAAGCACTATGAACGTTCTCACAGAGGGCAACTGTATAGATGTTTCCACCTGTCATACGACTCATGATCTCTGTAATCCAGGTATAATTACCTCCACGAATGACTCCTGCTTCAATCAAGACGAAATTATCCCATCTTGTCTGCCATTTCATGAAGTTTTGAGTAAATTCTAACTTATAATCACGTACCTCTTCATCAGGGAAAGGTACATTAACTGCTTCAATATGAAAAATCTCCCCATCCATGGTCAATGAATGAGAGAGATGTTGTGTAACGATTGCTGAGTAGTCAGGAGAGACCATTAGAAAGCAAGTATTAGACGGATGAATGTCTAAATTTGCCATTTTGAGTCTATAGGTCATCTCCTGAATTAAAGACTTTTCCTTATCTTCCGAGATAAAGAGGAGTTGTTTCATCCTTTTCCTTGTCCTCTATACTTTTTACGAGCCGAGTTACGCGAGGTAGCGGCATATTTAGTTCCTCCACCTTGTCCTTGCCGAGATCTTTTAGGAGGACCTGGAATATAAGTCTTACCTTTACTTAATCCGCCTACTTTGGGTTTTGCCATATCGTGTGACTCCTATAATTTCAGTTTCAAGTTCGTCGGGACTTGGAGAACCTGTCTGATAGAATTGAATCGCCAGGCCCTCCATAATATCGAAGTACTCTTCCTCTGTGAGGTCTGAGTAAATCTTACGACCTTTACAAAGTATATTGTAAGTTTCGTAAGTTTCTTCCATTGTATCAGATGATGCGGGATTTTTCATGGCCAACACGAATACGAGGATCACACCAGATTTCAAATCCTGCCTCTTTTGCATCTAGACAGAATGAAACGTCCTCACCGCACATATCCTGCACTTCTCCTGATTCGAAGACTTGCATCTTGGGTGCGAACCAGGGATACTTCATTTCAGGGTGCTCAAAGACACCGTGCTTAATCAGCAACCATCCGAAACCAGTGTAATCAACAGTGAAGGGACTACGACGCTTTTGAATGCTGTCAAGAGTTTCATGATTCATCACGCCACCATTGGAGCGGAAGTCATCTTCTTCCAGCCAATGTGCAACTGATGTAGTGTGACCATCTTCAGTACAATACCAACCAGCAGCGATATCTTGCTCCATCAGAACGAGTTGATAGAACTTCTCTGTATTGAAGACAATATCAGAGTCAATCCAAAGTTGCCAATCATATTGTAGTTTTCCATCCCAAGGAAGTTGGTCTGGACCACGAAGAACGTTTGCACCAAGACACTTACAGCGGGCGAAATTCACCATTGAACTGTAGTCTTGGGAAATTTGAATACTTGCACCTGCTTGTACAAGATCGAAACAGAGTTGTACAAATGCTTTCAGAAAGATATAAGATACCCCACGTCCAGGCAGACAAAAGACTACGGTTTTACCTCTGACTAGTTCTTTTGCCTTATCATAATCCCACTCAGGTTCTTGAGACTTAACAGGTGTTTTTGCTTTTACTGTGAATCCTTTAGCCATAATTGTGTTGAGTTTTCAATCGAATCATAACATATTATATAGAGACTGTCAATGAGAAGAGATTGTGAATTCTTCATAACTTAAGTCCTCTACATTATACTCTGTTTGAATCAATCCGACCATATGTGTTAAGGTACTCCAAGTTGAAGAAAAGTCCTCTTCCGCCACCGAATCAAACAAACACTTATCCTTAGCGTAGATACGATATCTTTTTAGATTAGCCATTTTTTGCGTCTTCTGTAATGATTAACTCATTCCCTTCGATAGTTAATCTTACAGAAGTATCTTCATACCACTCCAATTCATTAACTACAGATTCTGGTAAAGTGATATAATATTCTCCCGTAATTGGATCGACCTGTACAGACTGAAAATTTTCCGCGAAATTTTTTTTCATCTCATGTAAATTGATTCCTAATTTTCATTTATATAGGAATCGATAGATCTCTCGCGTTTTCAAAGTTTTGTAGGTTAGGGGGACCCATTGATTTTATATAGGGGGGGGGTAACGCTTAACGCGCCCGCGAGGGCGCACCCCCCGCGCAGGGGGACTGCTGCCCCACGCACGAACGCACAGGGGGGCGTCACCGCCACTGCACCCCCCGCCCCTCATCAGCGTGTGCCTCAGCGTACTGGGCGGCGATGGTGGTGGCGGGCAGTCCCCAGTGAATGTAGGAGGAGGGGCGGGAACCGTTCTTCAACTGGTCAGCGCGGGAGATCCATTTGATTTGGCGGGTCTCCAGGTCAGAGCACATGGCGAGCGGGAAGATGGTCATGGGGTGTCGGTTGAACTGCTGATAGTGTAGCACGTACCGTGGCACACGAACGGGGTAGGGGTCAATACCCCAACCACACCAGGAACTCACCCGTATCGACAGGACCGAAGCGGGCGGTCACCCCATAGTCGGTGCGGAAGTCATCCCACAGACCGTGCTCCTTTGCTGCCTGGCAGGCGGTGCTCCAGGGGATGGTCCCGTTGCTGGGGTCGGTGCAGTTCCAGAGGATGTCGGAGAATGTGGCGTTCATCGGGTCGGTTGGTTGAACTGAGAGAATTGTAGCACGGGGTCAGACGGCACACCAGGCACAGTAGCGGTCGGCGTAGACCTGCTCCAGGCGGTACGCTTCGGATTCGCGGGCGTCGTCGTCGTGGTTGCCCTCCAGGGATTGGCGGCAGTGAATCAACTCATGGATCAGGGTGGTGACATACTCCAGATGGGGCAGGTCGCGCTCAACATCAATCAGGAACTCATGAGCATCCTCCTGCTGCTGCCACCCCACCACACCCTCAGCGTTCAGGCGGCGATGATGGACGGTGACGGTAGCAGCGCCCAGGAGCGGTTCCTGATCCAGCATGAAGCGATAGACCTGCTGGGCGAGGCGGGGGCGTTGCTTCTGTCCTGAGGTGAGCAGCATGGGTCCGTTGCGGTTGAGAGTATTCTACAGGGTCGCCGCGGCCATCAGGCGGGCAGGCAGTGCCAGTTGATCCATTGACCCTTGCTGCCCTTGCTGTTCCACAGGAGCGACAGAATCTCACGGCGCGATGCCACGTAGCGGTAGCAGGTCGTGGGGCTGTTGAACCAGCGGACGCGAACGCTGCCCGTGATGGGGTTGGCGCTCAGGCTCCAGACGCTGGTGGAATCGTTGCAGTTGATGGGGTAGCGCATCGGGTCGGTTGCTTTGAGAGTATTGTAGCAGGTCGGGGGCTCACTGCCCGTTGGTGTAGTCTCCGATGATGATGCCCGTCTCATTGTGGCGGACCTGGGCGTAACCGAATTCCTCAGACAGGGAGAGGCAGAGGTCCCAGGCGCGGTCCTCATCGGTGGTGGTGTTCTCCCAGGGAGCGGAGGGGCAGATCACGTCGTAGCGGGTCATGGGTCGTTTGCTTGTGTCCCCATAGTATAAGACCCCCAGCGGCGAACCGTGGGGGGCAGTGGTCAGATTCAGAATTGGATGGGTTCGGCAGTCGGTTCGGCGTCACCCTCCTGGGCGATGCGTTGGCCGTCTGCCAGTCCGTCCAGGATGCTCAGAATCTGGGAACCGTTGCGACCCTGGCGGAGCAGGGAGAGGGCAAGGTCAAGGGTCATGGGTCGTTTGAATCAGTGTGGTTTGGTGTGGGTGTCTTTCAGGGCGCACCCGCTCCCATTGTATCAGGCAGCGATCAGCAGGTCATCCTCCCAGCGGGCAGTGGTCAGAATCTCATCGTAGATCCGATCGGCAACCTGATCAACGTAGCGGCGCTCATCCGCTTTCAGGATGGCAGCGCGGCACTGGGCGGCAATCTCATCAATGCTCAGGGCGCGGTCGGTGGCGGGGTTGTAGCGCATGGGGTTCGTTTGAACTGAGAATATTGTAGAGCAGTTTAGGGTCGGTGCTCAGGACATTGTGCCAGTGCCTCAGGCGGCACAGAGGGCGGATTCCAGGCAGACCTCCCGCACTTCCAGGCGGGAGTAATCATAGAGACCCCGCTGCAGCTCCAGTTCATAATCCTCAGCGGTGGAGCGGCAATCGAACAGGCGCAGGGAATCGAAGTCGGTGCCTTCATAATCCCAACCACCGATCACAGCATAGACTTTCATGGGCGGGTCGTTTGAACTGAGAGTATTGTAGGGGATGGAGGTGGGGGGTTGGTGCCCCCCGTGTGCCAGTGCCTCAATCGGCATAGAGGGAGATGAAGTCCTCCACAAACTCCCGCGCCTCATCGCCTGACATGCGGGAGATCATCTCACGGGCGACGGTCTCCCAGGAGAAGTCGTCTGCCAGGTCAAAGATGGCGACCCGTGCCTCAGAGGCGGAGAGTTCGGAGGCGGTGATCTGGGCGTAGGTCATGGGGTTGTCTGAACTGAGAGTATTGTAGGGGGTCAGGGGGTCAGAATCCTGCCTGCTGTTCCAGTTCCTCAAGTGTCACACGGTTCCAGGCACTGAACAGGGTAACGTGATCCAGGACGCGGCCCATCGTCTCAGGACCAGTCTGGGGGTCGTCCAGGACCTGATCCATGCCAATGCTCATCAGGCGGTGGATCACGGCGTAGGTCTCCTGGCTGATGGTGATCTCCATAGGGTCCGTTGCGGTTGATCCTATTATAGGGGGTGGCACCCCTCAGAATGCCACCAGTTGGTCCAGATCCCATTGTGGCACAGTCTGGACGGTGCCCCCGCAGTTCTTCCGCAACCATGCGTTGATGTGCTTGCTGGTGGTGGCGCTCCACTGCTGGGCGGTGCGGATCCAACCCTTGCCAGGCACCAGGGCGGCAACGGGAGTCACGTAGGAGAACAGGATGCAGGTCCCGTCTGCCAGTTGAACCTCAGTCTGGTTGCTGCCGATCTGTTGAACGATCATGGGGTTCCTTCGAACTGAGAGTATTGTAGCAGGTCAGCGGCGGGCAGCGGCTAGCAGCAGGTCCAGTAGGACAACTGCCACAACCGCCTTCCAAAAGCCCAGGGCGGTGATTCCAAACCACCCCAGCACCAGCACCAGGAGCCACGCTTTCAGGGCAACGACGCCAGCGACGCCAACGATCAGGATACCTGCCAGAGCCACCATCTGCGGGGTGCTGAGGTCCTCAATCCAGGGGTAACGCTTGCTCATGGGTGCCTTGCGGTTGAGAGTATTGTAAGGGGTCAGCGGTGCCCTTTGGGGCAGGGAGTGGACAGTGCCTCAGGTGTCCTCATCCTCCCCCAGAATGAACCCATCAACCCATCCTGCTGTGTATCCGTCATCTTTGGTGAACAGGCGGATCTTAAGAAGTTTGGCGATTGCAAAGGGCAAACCGATCACCAGGGCTCCAGGGATGAGAATGGCAAGCAGTTCGGTCATGGGGTTCCTTTGAACTGAGAGTATTGTAGCGGGTCAGCGGGCGATCAGGTCGCCTGCAGTGTACAGTGCCTGAGCTGTCACATGGCGGACGGGGCGAATCGGTTCCCATAGTATCCAGAGCAGCAGAGCGGCAACGGTCAGGCGAAGCATGGTAGCACGGTGGAACTCAGGGGAACGGGAACGGGTCAGGGAGCGGATCATGCGATGTGAGCAGGGGAACCACAGGAACGGTAGAATTCTACCATACGTTCCGCCTCTGCCAGGGTGGGGAACCATTGCGACCGCCACTCACAGTGGTTGTAGGGGACCTGGTAGCGGACTTCGTAGCGGGTCAGTGCCATGGGTCAGTTGAAAGACTTTGGGGTGGCGGGTCCGTGACCTCCCGCCTACGGGGTCAAGGGGTCTGTGGGGTTGCCCCCGCCGTTCCTCCCCTTGTTGAACATAGTATGGCACGGCAGAGGGGGCAGGTCTATGGGGTGTGTGCCACATTCTGAACTGTCACAGCACCTCTTTGCCGAACTTGCCACACAGGTAGAATGCCATTCCTTTATCTTTCAGGGTGCAACCTGCAAAGGTGAGAGGAACATAGGCGCCGTTAGTTTTAGATGCTTTGGTGCGAATTTGCAGCAGTCCGTTAGGACCAGTGATGGTGCTCAGTTGCTCACCAGCATTGAACTTAGCACGAATGGTATCACAAATGTGGTTGTAATCCTCCGCCAGTTCCTGATAGTGTTCGGGGTGAGTTTCAGGGTTCAGAACCTCAGTGCCCACATAATCGTTGGAGCGGGTGAAACCAACGTAGATGGTTTGAGAGAGTTTCTCACCGACTTTGCTGTCAGCGAAACTAACACTATCCTCCAGAATCTCAGAGAGGCAATGCTTCAGTTGGGTGACAGCGATAGACTCACCAACCGTGAAGGTCTTCAGTTCTCCATCCACCAGATCTTTCAGGTTGGAACTGTTAGGAATGCCCAGGGCAGTTTCAATCAGTTGCCCACGGGATCCTTTGTTCTTCCCAGGTTTGGCGAACGCAGCGAAGTTAGTTACCTTCAGTTGGGCAGCGACTTGCAGGGTGTTGAGCATCGGGTGCGTTGCTGATGAGATTAGTATAGGGCACCAGGGGCACCCCACAAGGGGGTCTGTGCCACTTCAACGATTGGCACACTGGAAGCGACCGCTGTTGAAGTTAGCGTTAGAAAAGACCTCACGATTCACCAGTTTGAACATACCAAACTGATTCACCAGAACGTAACCCTCAGCGTCGATTCTGTTACCGTACAGATAAGCAGCAGGACCATCATTGCGGCAGAGGAACAGGCAGTCATCTTTGATAGACTTCACCAATGCCCACAGACGCAGCAGGTTAGCATCACAATCAAAGTCCTCAGGATTCACCTCTTCACCAGCACGAATGCAGGCATTGATCTGTTGTTTGATCTTTGCCGCTTCCTTCTCACTCACAAAGGTGGCAGTTTGTGCCATCTGACGGGCGAACTTGCACACCTCTTCAACATCAGCGAACGACTCCTGATTGTGCAGGATGTATGCATTCGGTTTCACGAACTTCACCGTTTCGGTATCAGTCCAGATGCTACGGTCAGGGAATGCCTGGGCGTCACGAAGATCGCTCTCAGCATAATAGCAAGTGTGCGGGGCGATGATAATTTTCTGGGAAACTACCTCACCGAACTTATACGTGATGGTGTTAGGATTGTATTCGGTATCACCACCGAACCCAATGAAATCACCCTGATAGATGGTTTCGAAACGCGGCAGATAATCGAAGCAAGCGTGAAGAATGTCTGCTACGTTGCCTTCGTAGTGTTGATCAATGTCCTCATGATTGTGAGCAATACGAATCTTCTTTTTGTTGAACACTGCCTTGGTTCCTACAAAGAACTCACCGCAAGCAGGGTCAATCCCCCACACGATGGCAGGGGCACCGTCGATCTTGACGCTCAGGGCACCAGGGGTCACGAACCAGTCCAGGACGCTCAGGTCGCCCGTGAGGATGGTATCTTCGGGGTGCTCTTGGTGCTTGTTCTGCATCGGTTCTCTGTTGATGGAATCAGTATGGCACGAACCAGGGGGGACCGCAACCCCCCCTGTGCCACTTGTTCAACTGTCACCCAGGAGGTCTGGATCCAGCAGGTCGGGATAGTAAGACTCAACCTCTGAAATCAGTTCCTCATCAGTATAACTGGTGAGATTTTCTTCCATCTGGTCACCAACAATCTGCAGCAAATCTTTGGTGCTCATGTTATCAAGCAAACGGTCGATGTATGCTTCAACCAGTGCTTCACGATCGAAAGTGTCAGTCATGGTTTCAGTTCAGAACGTGACGATAATCAATGGATTTGATGCACCAACCAGATGCACAAGTGATCTCTTCAACTAAATCATCTTCATCATCTGCCTCCCAGATTTGACCAATGTATTCTGCATTTAGAAGGTCTTTGTCATAAGCAGTCATCTCATCATCGTCATCAGTATCAAACTCAATGTAGAGGATTTGGAACTGCATCAGTAATCGTAGTTAGAGTTCAGATACTCATTGACATCGAACTTTTCATCTTTGAGTTCAGGAATGTCAAGGTCAAAGATCTCACCAGGAGCATCTTGAATCTCAGACCAGAGTTCATCAAACATGGCGTGTCTCTCAGGGACGAATGTAATGTATCAGGGTCTGGGGGGCATTGCAACCCCCCTTGTGACACTTACTCAACTGTCACACTCACCTCTTTGATGTTAAGACCCATCAACTGGTTTGTGACACGATTGCAGACAACTTCGGTGGGGTTCTTTACTCTGGACTTCTCATACCAGAAGGTAACGCAACCATCGTAAGTTTCGACCCGAACTTTAACTTCAGTCACGGTTGAATCTCAGGAACGAATGTATAATAACCCACGTGGTGGGGTTATGGTAAAACTGTGTGCCACTTCACGAACTGGCACAATTGCTCTTGATATCTGCCCTCTGGGTCTTTAAAGTACTTATACCCTACGGACATCGATACCAAAGGTATCTATAAGAATTCATATTTCTAGATATCATTCTCAATAAGAAAGGTCTTATTGAGAATTATAATAAAGCACATTTAGATGGTGTGGGAAGGGGTGAGTGGGGTGAAGCACATATTCTTGCACATAAGGCGGGCTATGTGTGCCGCGTGGGTATCTAGAACTCACCAGCCGCGATTCTCAATAAGAAACTAGTTATTGAGAATGAGATCTAGATGTGTATGTGTGTATCTAGATGATGTATGATGTGTGCGTCTCGACGAGATATAATGAATGCGTGTGCGATCTAGTCGAGACCACACACGCACGTCTCGACGAGATTCTACCAGTTCTTATTGAACACGAACCCATCTTCGAAATCAAAATCATAACGAAGATTACAGTTCCAGGTAGCATCCCAATCAACTACCACGAACGAAGGTGCATCAAACCCATAGATGTCAGTGGTAAATTCTTCGGCAAATGCTGCCTCAGAATCATAAGGACCCTGATAGGCATCTTCGAAAGACTGAAGATCCGCCTCATCATAGAGTTCCAGGAATGCATTCACAGCACCCTTACCATAAGAACTACACAGAGTCTGATACAGTTCCTGATACTCTTCGGAGATCTCATCCTCCAGAGTATCATTGTTCAGGATACCCTTGACAGTCAGCAACTCAGTGTAGAATTCAGTGTATTTGAGTTTGCCATCACGCTCATACCCACAGGCACGAACGATTTCAGACATCTTAGCAGGCGGGTTTTGTGCCTGCATTTCATTCACTTTGTTCAGCAGGGAAGAACCAGTCAGCATGGTCGGTGTCTCAGGAACGAATGTAATGTAGATCGGATTGGTCAGGAACGCAAGGGGGTGTGTGCCACTTATCAGACTGGCACAAGCCCCATCTCATCAATCATAATATCCCGCACACTTTCACGGTCGAAACTATCACCACAGAAATCAGCACCTGAATGAATGTATTTAAACGTTGCCTCAATGATATCATCATCAGTGGCACCCATATCATAAATGCCACCAGGACCATAGAAGGACTTTACGTAACGAATGAATTCCACCATCACTTCACCTCCGCCAGCAGCAGTTTGTGAATGCGGTCTGCTTCCTCTAAGATATCACCATCCAGACGGTCCCACTCTACCCAATCATAGGCAGAAAGTGCAGTCTCATAAGAACCATCAGGCAGCAGGTTAGCATACATCAGAACCCGCTGATTGTTTGCATCCAAAGTGTAAGTGCAATTGTTGAGTTTGGAGATGGCGAAAACCATTGGATTTCTCAGCGACAAATGAATATTACCCCACCAGAGGACCCAGTGGCCAGAGGACCCAGTGGGGAATCAGTGTGCCACTACCTCAACTGTCACATGCAACGAACTCTTGGAGATAGTAATCCAATGGCAGCTCAAGTTCAGCCGCTTTCTGTTCCCAAGCATCCCATTCTTCCTGGGAAGCATCATTCAGAAAATCTTCGAAAGTATAATCAAAAACTGGACCACACATTGGATTAATTGCGACGACGAAGGTAGAATATCCCACCTGGTGGCAGATATCAAGGGGTCTTGTGCCAGTTCTCAAACTGTCACATTACTCGAACGGGTCGAATTCTTTTACCCTACAATGAACATCTTCGTTAGGTTCGAGTTGCAATAACTCCCGCCAATCGATGTTATCCAGGTCCAGATCATCATAACACATGATATCTAGTGTAACCTGTACGATACGCTTCTGTGCTAACATGAGGTCTAGATGTGTATGTGTACTAGATTATATCATGCATAATGACGATATGCAAGCGATTCGTAATCTTGCCCATCTCGTGCATAATCCTCGTCGAGATCTAGTGCATCCTGTGCATAATACTCGTCGAGATCTTGTCCGTAATCGTTGCTGAATGTATAGTCGAGATCGTAGTCGTCGTACATAGCTCGTCGAGATTTGTTGAACGCTTATGAATTGTAGCATAAAACTCGACGAGATTGCAAGCCTTATGATGCACCGTCTCGTCGAGATTCATGCTAGTATATATGCACTCTCGTCGAGAAATGTTAAGATATGCTTATATTTCTCGACTAGATTCTACCATACCCTTATAAGAATGTCAAGGTCTGTGAGCCTTATGTGTGGGTCTGGGGATTTTCGGCGGGGCGTGGCTTGACAAACTGCGCGTCTTATGCTATACCTGCTTAGGTCACAAGACTTAGACCTATTCTCATCAATTAACTCAATTGATTCTCAATTATTCATTTTTATTGAGAATGTTACAAATCACTGACATATATTTAATTTAATATTAACCTTCCATACCTCACCATAATACACAACACCAAATTCATTATACCGTGTTATTAATTATACATACACTGTTATAAATCCACAGTACACACCGTGTTATAAACAATGGCAAGAGGCATCATTTATCTCATCATCAACAAGCAAACTGGTGAAAAATACGTCGGAAACACCACACTTGCAATGAATAAAGAATGGGCACACCAGATAGACCGTGCTAAAAGAATGTCCCGAGAACCCTTACACAAGGCATTCAGAGAACATGGTGTCCATAACTTTATGATTAGAGAGTTAGATGAATGCGATGAATTAGAGTTTAATGAGAAAACAAACTATTGGATAGAGCAATACAAACCTGAATACAATCCTGCCATTAGCGCCATAGAGATTGCTAAGAAGGCAATAGAAGAGTATAAACCTGCCGAAGGCAGGCCTGCCGAAGGCATAAGTGCCGAAGGCATAAGCGCAAGCGCCGCAAGCGCAGCACTACAAGAACTTGCTAAACCAAAACCAAAAGAAAAAAGAAAAGTTAATACCTCACACTTAATGCAATGGAATGAGAATACCCGTGGAGATGGTAAGAAGACAGGTCTTAAAATAAGATGCAAGAACTTAGAAACTGGTGTATGCACTGATTATGAATCAGCCAGAGAAGCAGCAACACAAGTGACAGGCAATCCGAATAACCGTGCAAACATTCTATCTGCTGCCAGGCATTACCGCATTGCCTATGGTCATCGTTGGCAGATCTTAGAAGAAAAGGAAAAGAAAAAGGCGGTGTTTGGTGTCGATAAAAAAACGGAGATAATTGGTCCCCGTTGTGAAAGTATTAATGCTGCTGTTCATTTTTTTGAAGGCACCGATAAAAACGGAATTCTCAAGAGTCTGAAGAATCCAGGGCGTTATAGTTGGAAAGGTTATTACTGGTTCTATGTACGTTAATCAGAGTCCTTTATCTCTTTTCTCTTGATTCGCCGTCTGCTGCAAATGCATAGTCGTATGAAGACGTTGTAGATTCGCATAGCGATTGTGCTGACGTGTTATGATTCCACTTTCCTTGGCTTTTGCAGCATCAACCTTTGCCTGTGGTGTTGTGAGAATCTGTTCCATGAACTGAAAGAACGTCTTCATTTATCCTCTGACTTTTTGAGTATTTATGGCGTCGCAAACCTCGATCTTAGAAACCATAGAATGATTGTGAGATAAAGAAATTATAAGTCAATCGACCATCTGTAATATCATTACCATAAGGTGATGTAGGAGCATGAACATAATACCCAGGATAGGCAATCAATCGATTATACTTATGAGCATACGATACTATCTCATTCTTCTCTCCATTGACAATTGATGTGCCACAGGATTCTGGTGCATCAGACAAATAGATGACCCCTGCATAAGGCACAGGATCAGCATGATACTTGTAATGATGATAATCTTTGATTCTTGTGTTTCTATCGCTTTGGATATCCCAGTCGATAACCTCAGTGGGAAGAATATGAAAATAAGACTCAATCAGATAATTCTGAATCTTGAAATGCTCCGATACAGTATGAAGAACATTCTCTTGTATTTCAGGACAATACAATGGACCCGTGCGGTATCCTTGCCATCCAGAATCAATATCCTTAGAGCAGTTATAATTCTGCTCCAAGGACATCTCTATGACTTCTTCTGGATTCTCAAAGAAGTCATCAATAACAAGTACGTTCATTTCTTTGATTGTTGTGCTGATTTAATCACTGAGGAGGTTCTGGAATATGATCGTCAGGACAACAATCTTTTCTTGACTCCATGAACTTATCAAACTCTCCATTCATCCAATCTTCATCAGATTCTCTCCATTTACCCAATGGGCAGGCATCAAGAGCAAAACGAACTTTTGAATCCAAATAACAACCACATTCCTTACAACGATTGGGAATTGGGTCGCGGCGATCACAGGCTTCACAAATTGCCTTTCTCTTTAATACAACTTCATTGGAACAAAACAAACTATCACTTGCTTGTGCGTACTTGAGCACATCAAATGCAAACTTTGCAAGATTTTTTGCTTGCTGTGGTAACGATGGATAATCACTCATTGGTACAATCCTTTAATGGTTTCAGAAGTTAATTCACCTGTATATATGTAATTTCCTAGGGCAGGGGCAATGGCACGTCCTGCATTTCCTGCAATACCACCATTACCTACAAGTGTCGATGTTGGTGATGTTGTGGTTGCTGCTGACCCTGATCCAAATAGAGCACCTGATGAACCTGGCTCTCCAGGATTTCCACTGGGTTGTCCATATTGAGGACTTGCTCCACATCCACCAGGCGCTCCTGCTCCACCAGCAACACCTGTAGTGCTTGGTTGATTGTATCCTTGACCGATTCCACCTGCACCACCATCACCACCAGGAGCAGCAGGCACAGCATAATCAACTTGACAAAGATTATACCAACGTCCTACATTGCATCCACGGTTAAATTCACAGCAGTTGCCATCACCACCACCTTTACCACCTACTTTATATCCACCAGGACAGTTATTGTTTGGACCACCACCACAATAACCACCAGTCCAATACTGATAGTTACAAGTTCCAGGATTGCCTGATGTACCTTGAGAACCTCTGGCTCCACCTGATCCACCTGCATAAACCTGAGAACCTGCATCAATTACAACTTTAACAGCATATCCTGTTGAAGTTGAATAAATCGCAGATCCACCTACAGCACCAGGCGTACTATAAACAGTTCCACCTGATCCACCTGCACCATGAATCTTTCCACCATTTTGAACAATCAAAGACAGATTGTAGGCCAATGAATCAAACCTTGCCGCAGGTGAAGATGTGTTGATGGATCCAATCGTTCCCTGAACATAGAATCTCTTCTTGATGTTCTTGGGTAGATTACCAAACCAATTCTGTGCTCCAACATCAACACCAGGATTGCTAAAGTTGGCAGAGTTATCATCCGTTCCTGTCTGAACCAAATTATAATACTTCAGACTATTGCGAAACTGCGAACTCTTGAGATTCTTTGTCGTGCTGTTTGCAATCTGTGAGTTTTCAACAGCATCGGGTACAATTGGATCTGTTTCTGCAGAGGTTGTAACCGTTGTATTTCTCAGCAATTCAGATGCCTTAATTGGACCTGATGCAACTTCCTTAAAAGAGTTTCTTAGATCTCCAAACTTAATTGGACCTGATGAAAATAAAAACGTATTACTTGTCGATATTGCCATTAGACAACTAAGAATTCCTTAACGTACTGTTATTTAGTTTTGGAATCCACTTTTGCAGTTTCAGCAGTATAAGGCACTCGTCCTGTTTCTTGATACATCACCATATCATACTTGAACTTGCATTCCAGAGGTTTCTGATTGCACAGTTTCAGAGTTTGATTGATGGTTGATTCAGTGTATGCATTTGACCCTAGAGCAAATCCAATCATACCTGTCAATACAAGGGCAGGATAATAGATAACCTTTCTCTTTACTGAAAAAGGGGTACGATTTCGCTGTTCAGGTAGCCCTGTTTCTGTACGTGTTGTTCCCATAATGTAGCATCCTCAATGTTAAAGAAAACTGCGGTTTGTTTGGTTGTTTTGTTCTTCTTCGATTTGTAATATACAACTTGGTATTTCATTGTCATTCCAATGTCTTACGACCCCTGCGATAATGAATAGATTAGTAATGAGATAAGTACCGAATATAACAGTCCGTATATGAGCAATGTGGTCTGCTTCTCTGTCATTTTTCGTCGCTTTCTCCCCAAGTGCTTTCGCCCACCATCGCCAAAGTTTTGTCCTCTTCCTTTTCTTCATTATCATAAACAGATTGTCTTGACCTTACATAGGTGAGTTCTTTCCACTGATTATTATAGCACAGAACTAGCAATCGCTCATTGGAATGCAACTTACAGGCAGCATAGTTAGTCTTATCCTTGGGCTTGACATTGACTTCAATTGTGATGTACTCTACATCCTTGAAATACACCCAACCCTCAACACCTTTGGTCCAGGTGACATAATCATTGACTTCAGGAATGTAACTCATACAAATGCAGATTCAAGTGGTGTTTGCTTAGGAATCATCGCAGAATAAGGAGTTGTTTTCCTTATATCCACCGACTGTCCAACACTTTTGGAGTTGATGGGGGAATAATATGTTCTTGTTTTGGTGTTGTAGAACCCCCAGATACAACGAACGGCATCACCCAGATTGTAATCAAACCTACGGTCGTAATGAATCCAGATAGCAACAACATTGCGTTTAAACTCTGTCTGCTCATAATACATTCCCTCTGGTGCATTGTGTGGAAAATCAATGTTCATCGTTATATCCCAATTCAGTCGTTATCAACAACGGCACGAATACGATTGGGATTGTATCCATCCTCAATCAGAGTTAGAATACATTGCATTGCTTGTTCTCTGGTCAGTTTGTGATATTGGGGGTCAATATCTTCCCAACCTGTGGTTTCTAATTCAACAATTTTATACAGTTGGTCCATGAATTACCTCAGTGAAAGTGGTGCAGTTCGTGTCGTAATATCTCCCAGAATCATTGCATTAAAACTGATTGTAATACGATTCTTACCCTTACCATAGGATGTATATGTTTGGGGAACACCATGGGGAAGATAAGATGGGAATATCAACAACGTACCCTCTTCAAATTTAGGAATGAATACACCTGAGTTCGTTGCATTTAATTCATTGTGATTGGGTTCAAAGATTCGTGCTCCTGGGCGTGGATCGGAAAATGCAGTTCCTGAACAACTTGGAGGCATTGAAACGTGCAAAACACCACTCAGCAATGAATTGGGGTGAATATGATTCTGATGCGAATATTCAGGGCGATAACCTACGTTTGCCCACATACTTGTAAGATAGGATTCATCACGAATGACCGTCATATAATCCATGACGGATACTGCTTCCTGAAGAAAAAGGTCGGCAAGTTCTTCAAACTGAGGTAGATTATGCAGGTTGTGATTGCTATGCCAACCAACAGTTCCTGCTTTATTCCCCATAGTTTCATCTTTGGTCAGTTTCATGACATCAGATGCAACCTGGTTCAACAAACTTTTACTCTCAATCTTTGAGGAAAAGACCATTGATGGGAATGTTGGCCAAATTGTGCGATCAATTAGTTTGATACTCATGTCGTGAATGAATCAACAATGCGGGAGTCTTCATCATTGGCAAGAGCAAATTTATGGGCATTAACAACACGTTCCATAATCCGAGAATCGTGTGCATTCTCATACTCATCACGCCAGTCCAGAAGAACATCATGGCACTCGTTATCATTTTCTGCGATGACACTAACTACGCCACCATATTCAGAAGAAGGAAACGGAACCCAATAATCAACCAGATAAAGATACTTCATTGTTGTGTGTAAATTACTCCTTAATTTTAGTGTATTTGTTGCTTCCTGTCAAGCAGTTCAATTGTCGCTCAATCTCAAACTTAATTGGAAGCAAATGCGAAGAAAAAAATCCAGCATATTGCCCATCACTCAGAAGTTTATGAAGATTTTCAACCTGAATCTGTGCCAGAATCAATTTTGTTTTTTGATCCATTACACAAACTCCTGAAGATAATAATCAACAGAAACATTCAGTTCTGCTGCTTTTTTCTCAATGAAATTGAGACGATGATTGCCCCCTGTTACATAATTACGTGCTTCCTGCCATTTTTTGTGGGCATCAATTTCAGTTTCTGCGTGTTTCATAAAATCCTCAAATGCGGTCATAAACTGCCTAATGTCTTCGTCGTTCATAATCATCCAATAATACGATAACAGACAGTTGCATTACCTTTTTGAGGTGATGCAATATGGGCAAATGCAGCATAAGATAAATCTAAGTCTGCATGAGAGTAAGGTCCGCGATCATTGACGCGAACAATCACCTGCTTCATGTTATCTTGGTTTGTCACCCTGATCTTACTGCCCATAGGCAAATGAGGATGAGCTGCAGTCCAACGATAAGCATCAAACCGTTCACCATTGGCGGTTTTTTGTCCATGGAAACCATCGCCAACACCGTAATATGTAGCGATACCACACATCAAAGCGGCAATAATCATTCTATGTGACAATCAGGGTGAAAAGATTTCATTTGTTCGCAGATTTGTGCTTGGCGATTCTTGTAACCTTCAAACATTTTGTTATCACGTTGGATTAGAAACAAATTCCAACCAAAGATAACGCCAACTGCGAGTAGAGCATAAAAATAGAGTTTCATCCGCAATCAAGGTCGTAGAGAATAGCAGCAGACATTTCAGAAAGAATCTTTCGGTTCAAGTTATGTACATCATAACCAATCTTTTCCGAAAGATCAACCCAATCAGGATGTTTCATAAGAATGTTGAGCATCGCACTTAGTTCATCAGTTGTAAATGCCATCAGCAAGCACCATGAAAAGGATTACCAAGTTGAGGCAGGTCGGAGTTGTCACCAGTTTCGACATAACCCAGTGCCAGACGCTCACGAATCGCAAGAGTCTTCTCAACACGATTCAGAAACTTCTTGGAGATTTGATCCACACCTTTCCAAGACAGAACCTGCAGGCACCATTCCTGACTAATATCACCATAAGGCGTCTTGACAGGATAGTAACCAACCAGCATCGTGCCGTCTGCAGACTGGAGAGTGGGGAAGGTGGTCATTGGGTGTCCCTCGATTACCTTAGTATTATAGGGCAGAGTCAGGGCAGAGTCAGGGCAGAGTATGCCAGTTCATCAAGTGGACCCTCTGTGAATGTTTTGTCTCAAATAGTCATACATTGACTGGCATTGTGATGCATAGGACTGATAGTGTTTTTGACAACCAGTAAAAACATCTGATAGGTAATCCAAATATGCATCACAATCTAATCCTTTTAACTTACCCATTGCCAAATGTAGATGTGCATCCACAGGAGAATAATCCATACCTGCAGCAATACATTGAAATCCTGCCCCTGGTTGATATTCCCCAAACTTGTATCGGGCATTTGCAGTGAACATAAACTCACTGGTTGCAACAATATCCCCAACCTTACTTTGCATGGATAAAGTATCTGCTATTGTTGAATTAACATCTGCAGAGATTCTACATCTCTCAGTAATATCCATCCAATAGTCAGAGTCATGTCTTGGACTGATTGCATAATGCAATGCTACAAATTGTGCTAATTGATAGTAGGTCTGACTCATTGAAAAATTATAAGCATCTCTATCCCACTGATTAACAATCCTATTTCTGCGGAGAGTATGGGCAAGAGGAAGAAGGAATTCATATGTTGTTAGCAATCCTGTGCTTTCCAGTGGTTCAATAAATCCAGCAGCAAGACCAATACCAATCACATTCTTTTTCCAAATCTGATTATGCAAACCCAACTTCATATCAATTGGTCTATATTCCAATTCTTCAGGATCAACACGATGAGTGTGCTTAATGTGATTCTTGAATTCTTTCAGAGCATCTTCTGAAGAAATGTACTTATCACTATAGACATATCCACCACCAATGCGAGACCACAAAGGAATATTCCATACCCAACCATTTGTCAGAGCAGTGCAGTTTGTAAATGGCTCTAATTGTTTCTTTTTATCTTTATATGGAATATGTGTCGCCCATGCTTTATTGTTTGGAATGATGTGAGAAATCGAATTGAACTTCTCTTCAAGAGCGCCACCCAAGAGCATACTCTTAAATCCTGTACAATCAATGAACAAGTCTGCGGTAATTGTTGATCCATCTTTGAGTTTAAGATAATCAACTCCGTTCTCATTTGTAACTACACCATCTACAGTTGAATGAATCAACTTGACTCCTCTAGGGAGACAAACTGCAGTCTTCAAGTATTGTCCAAATGCTGTTGCATCAAAATGATAAGCAGCATCAAAGTTAAAATTAAATCCTGGAGTCTTTCCAGTACCATCTGTTGATATTTTTCTTTGTTCAGCAACAGCAGTGATTGGATAAAAACAACGGGCATATGAGTTCTTATCCAGAACATCAGGTCTTAGTTGTTTAACTAAGTACCAATCATTTCTACTCAGTTGTTCATGAGGAACCGTAGACATCCCAAATGGATAGTGAAAGGAACCAGTCCCCTTTCCTTCAAAATCAGTAAATTTAATGCTTAATTTGTATATTCCATCAGTTTTATGCAAGAAATCTCTATCATTCAATCCAAGCAAAGAAGTCCAGTGCTTAATACCACCCAAGGTGCTTTCACCCACACCAAGAATAGCAAAGTCTGGACTTTCGATGACAGTTAGATCAATTTCAGGAATTTGAGTTGCAATGGTGGCAGCAGACATCCATCCTGCCGAACCACCACCGACAACCACAATCTTTTTTATTTCTTTACTCATGTATATTTTTTAATCTTTAGTAATTATAGCATCAAAAAGAGGGAACTACATCATTCCTAAGCCCAGTCTCAGACCTATCCATCTGTTCCCAGTAGGAATAAAGTTTGTTATACAGTGCTGGAGCACTTCCATATTCTCTTGCAATTCTATTTTCATCAGCATTCTCAAGATTTTGAAGTGCAGATAGAATCACACCAATTTCATGAACATTCAGTTGTACAGTTGCTTCAGTCATTGTTATCAGTCCCAAGATACGTTTTGAAGTAAGAAACCAGGCATCACCAGTGACCAAGCACCCTGGTCACCAGTGCCACTAACTTTATATTCCCATTTATAGGCAAACTTGTTATGACTGTCCCAAGTCATAAACCCCTTCTCCTTATCAAACCAAGACTTAATGGTCAGACCAAATCGATTAGAGTAAATATTGCGGGTTCGCAGTGCTCCGCCAGTTTCACGGGTTTCAACTACTTTACAGGTATCAAACTGAGCCTGAAGACCTACATCCAGAGCACAAGGAGTTTCATACACAAATGGACGATAAACTTTCGGTTTAGCGACAGTTGGTGCCGTCTGTGCAAATGCAGGAGAAGTCAGCAACAGAGTTACAAGTAGAAGTAGTTTTTTCATTCAAACTCTCCATTACGGTTGTTTGGTTTAGAATTTTTCAATGAATACACTTCAACACTCAGTGATTGAATTGCAGAATACAAATTGCTATCCAACTGATTCACCTTATACTCAAGGTTTCCCATTTGACGATAGAGATTCAGGCATAGAAGAAGATTACCTGCGATGCCAACAACAATTGCCCACCCAATCACTTGCTCAAGTCGTTCTTCACTCAGTCTCATCATCTTCTCCTACAACTTCCAGATAATTATAACCAATCACTTGGCGTCCTTGATGAGTTGCAGTATCAATCTTTACACCCTCACTTTCAAGTTTTTCCAGGCGACGATTTGTAGCAGTATTCAGTTTAGTAGTCCAATAGGTCATTAAATTTCTCCTTTCTTATTGTATTCTATCATAGAACGTCGTGCAGCGTAAGCCTCAAATTCTGATGGGAATGATGCAATGGTTCGACCATTATCTGCCCAGTGCAAATACCAACGGTTTGCAAATTGTTTAATAAGAATTGGTTTGTCCATCATTCTTCGGGGTAGAGTTTCCAACCATCAGGGCGGATGCCCATTTCTTCACAACGAACCTCATAAACAATCCGCTTCAGAAGTTGAAGAGGCATTTCATTCTCAATCTTTTTCTGAATGGTGCGGCGCAGTTGGGCGTCCTGGGTGGTGTCGGTGACCATTGCGGTTCCCTTGATTACCTTGTAATTATAGGGCACTCATCAGGCGATTCGGGAAGAACTGTGCCACTTGATGATCTGTCCATCCGTTCTTCTCAAACAGGTACTCCAGATATAGGGTTTCTTCTTGCTCCCGTGCCTCTATTTCGTGTGGTTGATGCCAATAGTCGTACTTTTCGACAGGTTCTTTAGAATAACACAATTTTCCGTATCGGAACCGCAGCGAACCGACTACCCACTGTCGCAGATGGACCAGCTCATGCAAAAGAGTTTTTATATACAACTCCTCGGACATGTGGGTGTTAAGTTCAATCAGAAACTCACGTGGGCGACGTGATTCACCCACATAGTCACAATATCCATAAACCTGCTCACGACGCAGACCACGGTGAAGAATCTCCACCTCAATCTTATGACGGGGAAGAAACTTATTCAGAAACCAAGTGGTAACGTCCTCACAGAGGAGTTTAGAATAACCGTATCCAGAATACGTGATGTAAGACATTGCCCCCAATGCAAAAACCAAATGAACGAAGAAATGAAGATGAGTTTGTCTTTAGCAGTCATCAGTTACATCCGAAAGCGGCACCTCCAAGAAACACTCCAAGTGGAACAGACCATTTATAACCATCTCCACGACTCATGCTAGCAGCAATACCACCACCTAGAATACCACCTAAAGCAGTTTTTGTTGGATCACAATAAACACCTCTATTAGGACGATAATCGGAATTATACCGATTATACCTACCATATCCACCATTACATGGAACATTATAACGTTCGGTATTCACGTATCCCTGTTGATAGTTGCCATACCCATCATAATATCCTGGGACATAAACCTCACGAGTTCTGGTGCATTCCTGAAATTCAGTCACTTGCTGTGCCTGAACTGGAATGGAGAGAAAAGTAAGGGAGAGTAGTAGGAATAGTTGTTTCATTGCTCAGCGAAGATAGAGATAACCACCTGCCCAGTCGGCGTGTTGCAGCAACCACTCACGTTGCTCAATGATGCGAAGGTCGAAGCGAACACCTTTGGCAGGTGCTTTGAAACTGGCAGACTTATAGACTTCACCAGTCTTTTTATCTATAAAAGCATGAACTGAACGAGAACCAGCAGCGTTCATAATGATTTTGTGATACTTACGACCCGTTTCGGGGTAGAAGTCATAATCACAAGTACCTTCCTTCAGTTTAGCAATCTGTGCCTGATGATATTCCAGGTTATCATCACAACGCTCATGCATACGGATGGAATAATCAATGTAGTTCTGACGCAGTGCCTCACAGAGGGCATAGGTGTGCCCCAGAACAGCAGCAGCGATGTCTTTCCGTGCCTCAGCAGCGGCGGCGTAGTCAGCGAAGGTGGTGGTCATTGCTTGGTTGCGTATGAACGTATTATAGGGCATCCCAGAGGGGTCTGGGAGGTCAGTATGCCAGTTCTGAATCTGGCACCCAGGGTTCGTCATCACCCAGGTATCCCATCCAATCTTGAGGGTCAGACTCATACATTGCGATTTCCCGCAGTTCGTCAATCAGTTCAGACAGGTCCATAATGATCCTCAACTACTTGGGTATTATAACAGAAAGCGGATCAAACCGCCAGTGCTGCAGAAGGAATCTCTACAACTTCAGGCAGTTTGCTGTCATCAAACTGGTGCATATTGTAGCAGACCCATTCGCCACCACGGAAGACATAAGCATACTCTTCACTGTTATCAGGAAGAAGATACTCGCACAGGTCAGCATCAAGGCGAGGAGGGCAATTCTCACCACGCTGAGAGTAGTATTCGGGGTGATATGCGTTCTCATAGTCATTCTTAGTCCAGCAGGAAGACATATCACCACCGTCAATCAGTTCGGCAGCGAGTTCTTTGCTATTGTAATGCGTCTTCAGGATGCGACCCAACCATTCGGGATACGAGTCCCAATGATGATAGCTGCTCAGAATGCTGCCATCAGAAAGTTCGATTCCGATTCTTCCGCGAGTTGCCATTGGGGCGTTTGTTGATTACCTTGTTAGTATAATGCCTCTAGCAGCGGATTCTGGGGTTCCTGTGCCACTTCCTCAACTGGCATAGCATCCTCTATGCGTTGCTTAGCAATCTCATAATATTCTTGTTCAAATTCCATCCCAATAAACTTTCGATTTAATTTAACTGCAGCAACACCAGTAGAACCAGAACCCATACAGTTATCAAGAACAATCTCACCTTCATTAGAATACGTTTTGATTAACCATTCCATTAGTGGAACAGGTTTCTGTGTGGGATGCACCTGTTGTTGAGCACTAAAGTCTCTGGAGATATTAAGAACAGACTTGGGATATCTTACACCTTCATTACTGAAGGATTTACGTGGTTTCATACCATAACCATGGTCATTCTTGCGACCAACGTATCCCTCTGGATTCTTACTTGTTCTTGAGTACGGTTCTCCTTTTTCCATCTGTGGGTTGTACGTACCACCTGTTTCCCTGTAAAAAATTAGAACGTTCTCGTGAGTCTTCATTGGTCTGTACTTGGCAAGTCCAGGCGATCCACATTTGTTCTTGTTCCATACTAATTCGTACCTGAACCATTCTAGTTTTGAGCAGATAAGTTGTGCTGAAAAGGGTTGAGAACCAAATAGACATATCACACCTTTAGGTTTGATGATACGCCCATATTGCTGCCACATTTGGTTAAAATCTAAAACTTCATCCCACTTGATGGAAGTAGTCCCATAAGGTGGGTCGCAGCAGATGAAATCAATAGAATTGTCTGGAATCTCTTTCATGAGTTCCAGACAGTCACCTAGTTGTAAGTCAAAGGGCATCATAACCTTCATGGGCAGTAATTTTTTTGAGAACAGATTCTTTGTAACATCCTACCAGAAAATCATACGCTTCAGCATGAGTACGCTGAACAGGAGTAGTATTAACCCGCCATTCAATCTGGAAAGGAAGATTGTTACCGTTAGAAGTGAGTTTGTTGAGAGTTTTAAGAGAAGTAAGATGAACCTCGTTAGTAACTTTATTCAATGAGATGATATAATAATCACGATTATTATCTTTGCTGCTATGATTCTTTAAAAGTTCTTGAAACTTCTTCCAACGCTGAACATTAACTTTATCTTCGGGCAAGTCAGTCAGAGCATACAGAATCGCTGCTTTCGAAGTAAAATTATCTGCAGCACTACCATACTTGGAAGATTTGATGTTGAGAGGATAACCAAACACCTTGACATCCCACCAGTTACGCTCTACAGGTTTCTCTACATTCTCACTACCATACTTATCAACCAACAGGTCAATGATAGTATCTTCATCATCAATGCTATTCACACGACCATCGCCATGCTTTTCACTGACAGAGATGACAATGCTGTTGAGAAACTCAACAACTTCAACAAGAATAGACGGAAACATCAAATTGATTAAACTATTAGTATTATACGTCTTTTTCTGTCTCTTGGATATCTTCTTGTACCACTTCCTCAACTGGCACATCAACCTTGGAACTTCTCAAGGTTTTTGGCTTAGTGTATTCGACTGGAACAAAAGGTTGTTCAGGATCTTTTGTTGCTCTAATAGATGGACTAGAAGTAAATTTCTTGGTCTTTTTTGGTTGTTTTAAAAGTTTGTGGCGGAACAATGTTTGACCAGGATTAAGCTCCTTAGGTGGTTCTGGATCTGGTTCAAATTGTTTTAAATATGTCTTTTTACTGAAGAGAAGATTCTTTTCAATTGCTTCTTCAGGAGTTGCAGGTAAATCTTCTTCTACAATTGATGATTGTTTCTGAATTTCTTCATAAACATCAACATGTGGAACATCTTCTGTCTTTTCTTCAACAGGAGCACATACAACTTCTGGTTCTGGTTGAACTACACTCTCTGGTTGTTTTTGAGATTCAGAAGAAACAAGATCAGAAAATCTTCCCATCGTCCTACTTTTTGACTATTTATTATTCCAAACAGCAATTAGTTCATTTGCTTTCTTCCTACTAGAACCCTTGGCAGAAATGGTCCTAGTCACCTGAATTGGATAGATTTTAGCATTATTATAAAGTTCTCTTGCAACAGGAACATCGTGATTAGAAATAATGACGGTAATTCCTTTGTTTGCAAGTTGTTCTGCCAAATCTCTCAACTCAACTTGCTGTGCATCAGTAAATCCATCCGTGGCATAATCTGTAAAGGATGCAGTTTCCGAAGCTGGAATGTATGGTGGGTCAAAATATACAGTATCACCTGCTTCTAAGTCCTCATAAAGTGACGGATCTTCAAAAGATAATGAAGTGAATCGTGTAAGTTTTTTAGTGAGGAAGAACATTCTAAAGTTCATCATCTCTTCCGATGGGCAAGATGGTTTATCATACTTACCAAAGGGAACATTAAATTCACCTTTCTTATTATATCTCGACAGTCCATTGAAGCAGTGACGGTTCAGGTAAATGAACAGTCGTGCCCTCTCTATAGTGTTTGTTGCCTGGTTAAAGTGCTTCCGCAACTCTAGATATGCTTCCTTAGTATTATTTTCTGGAATGAATAACTCTTCGCAATATTTGATGAAGTTATCATCCCCAGGATGAACCAAATTCTGGTAGATTGCCACCAAATCTTTATTCACATCATTCAAAATGTATTGCTCTGCTGGTGTGTTAAGGGCAACAGCAAGACTACCACCAAAGGGTTCGCAATAACGCTTTGGATATCCAATATGGGGAATAAGATGGGGCAGGACCCGTGTTTTGTTTCCTGCCCACTTCAAGAAAGTTTTGTTCATTTAATAGGGTCTTTCAATCCGTATTTTTCAAGAATGTCTTCAGAGATACACTGACTGTTTGCAGTTGTAGAAAGAGCATTATAACTCTTAATGATTCTTCTGGCAATCAAAACATCAGTATTTGGTCCAGAGATTCCTTCATACCAAACTTTTGGTTTGGACTTAGACATTTCAAAGCAAACAAAATTCAGAACTTTTTCTCTCCTTCCGTTGATGACTTCACTTGCATTATCAAGAAATCTAATCAAGCAAGATAGTCCATACACGATATCACCACGAACTTCACGTTTGCCTGAAACTTTATCAAAGTAGTCTTTTGCATAAGAAACTGCTCTCATAACGGTTACAAGTTCGTAATTCTTTACTGCTTGTCTCCACTGATATTCACCATTTAATTGATGTCCTTCAACATCACCAAGACTATCAACATAAACGCCACAGGCACTGAGATTGTCATTATATACAATTGCCTCTGGCAGACCAAACACATACCCTGCTCTCATTTTGTCAATGTGAGTGGGATTTTTACGTTTTGCATTTTGAGCGTGAAAGATTTCTGCTTCAATCTTTTCGCAGTCTTCATCACTTCTATTTTTGGTGTGTTCAAGCACCATACAAGGAACTTTATCAATACAACCACTCCACAGTGCCATAACTGCTTTGTGCTGCCCGTCAATCACGACGATTCTACCATCAGGACGAACGGCAACAATTAGTGGAACAAAATACCACTTGTTGAATTGACCATATGTATTAATATCACCACAAGAAAGGTCTCTTTGATAGCTTTCGGGAACTATTAACTTATAGACTTCTAGCTCTTTATACACTAGAAACTCGTTAATACTACCAGGACGAAACTTTTTTGCTTTCGATTTGAATTTATGTGCAAGCTGCACTAAAGGAACATAGTTCTTCATTTAAAGACTCCATAAAGGAAGGGATTCGTAGTTTTACGACAAATTGCGGTCAGTGATATTTAGTATAACATAAAAAAAGAGGGTTGTCAACCCTCTAATATTCAATCATCATAAACTCTACATTCCAATGCATCAGGATGTAGTTCGCAATAGAGTTCCAATGCTGTAGGATCGTGTGAGTCTTCTGGATGATGTTCTTTATAAACTTTAAGTGCTTCTAATTCTTCTTCTGTGTGTCTTCTGGACTGCGGAGAAATTGTTGGGTCATTCAAAAGATCCACATCCTTTTGAATGTGTTGGTCGATGTTATCCATAGTTTTGTAGCGTGATGATATATTTATTTTATCATTCACTTAAAGTAGAACCTCTCCAATTCTTAGGAGCAGGAGGGTCACATTTTCCTTCAAGCGAACGAACCATAAGTTCGGTGAATTTTTCCATCTTTTCTGCAGAAACTGTTTGCGGAGCATAGGTAATTGCATCTTTTAGTGCAACAAGTTCGTCCCATTCTTCTTTTGTAAGAACTTCGGTTCCAGTTTTTGCGAGAGTCATAAGTTTCTTGCGATGTTACTCAATATTAGCATTTCAATACATTACTATCTAGAAACTTAATGTTTTCTTCGGGATCGGGTTACATTACTTAATGAAATCGTCAAGAGCGTCAAGGTCAGACTTGAGTTCTTTTTCTCTTTTTTGGTCGTGATAATAAGACCACAGAGCATTATGAACGTCCATAAGTTCAGACACCCAGAAACCAGCAGGATAAACACCCAGAGAATCTTGGAGACCACGATGACTAGTTCCTTCACTTTCTGCTTTACACATAATATAGCAGATAGCTTGGAGCATATCAATCTTGTCAGACTCAGAAAGCATAAAATACTTTCCTACTGCACGTTGCTTTGCTTCTTCAGTTTCTTTCTGAAGTTTTTTGTAGGCGTCTGAATCCCACCATTCTTGCATCCAATTTTTCTTTTCTTCAGTCATCTTTCCCAAAAATAGTTCCAAAAAAACCAGAGTCTCCTGGTTTGCGGTTTTCTAGTTTATCTAGGAGACTATCAGTTGTTTGCAGTGACTCAATGCGAGAAATCATATCTGCAATTACAGTACAAACCATAGGACGTTCTTGACGTGCAGCGTATGCTAGAGCATTACGCAGTGCTCCTTCTGCTTCCTTTAGGGATTCTTCAACTGATTGTGATAATGCCATTACTTAACCTCACTTTTAAATAAATTATGATAATAAAGAATATCTGGATTCTCTAAATCTTTACAACGGGGATAATAGATGCCGTCTTTATAACAACCATCTTTTGGATCTTGTTTATCGTATTTTAACACATAATTGGGTGGTTGTCTAAAGTTACATAAGTCACCTTGTTTTTCCATAAAATTAGAAAAACACAATCCCCCTATAATCGGAGCAATTGCTTTTAGTTGCCATAACCAAAGTTCTGCCATTACTCCTTAATCCAGAAACCATCAGCAGTCATAGTCCATCCAGAAGCAACCATTTCATCATAAGTCATTGGTACTTTTTTAATAAGATAAGAACCATCACCTTGATCCACCCATTCTACTTGATCACCTTCTTTCAGATTTGCTGCTTCTAGCAAATCATCAGGAAATGATACGCAGTATATATATTCATCAGTATCTTCATCTCTGACTTCTTCAACTGGAAGAACCCACTTTTTTACTTTATCTTCTTTTGCACCTGGAGTCCATTCATATCCACCTTCTTTACGAATTTCCTCTATTTCTTTTTGAAGACTTGTATTTGATTTTTTATGTTCTTCTGGATAATAGTTCTCTTCCCAGAAATCATTCCAAGATTTTTGACACTCTGGTGATGGGTCATCTTTATCACAACTCAGAGGTTCTTTATTATTTACAATGGCATACTCTAGGTCACTATGACCCCAAGGACGCATACCATCATCCACACTTTCATCCTTCACTGGACGATGACCACTCAACAGTTCTAGAAGACCATAAGCACGACTAGCATGATCTTTGTAATAGTAATAATCTTCACGAACTGCTTCACGAATCGCAGAATAAATTTCGTGAGGTGATGCTTCTCCAGAACTTAAAGCATCATGCACCCACTCTTGAAGTTTTTCAAGAGAATACTTTTTGTAATCAAGATTGGAAGTCATTGAGGAAATCTTGGATCGCTTGCTCCATAATAACCTGAATTTCAGCAGAAGTCAAGCCATTCAACCACTTCCAATTTGGGTCTTCTTTGTCCCAATCCATTGAGAATGACCCATCTTCATTTTGTGTTATCTTAAGGCTATCAGCACTCATCACAGTCAGTTTCCTTATGCTTTTTACGAATTTTTTTAAGTTGCTTAAGTTCTTCCTTAATCATTTTATATGCTTCTTCACTTCCAATTTTATCACCAATTTCAAGGGCAACAATAATATCTACTCGGGTTCCAAAGTGTGCGAGTGCTTTTTCAAAACAATCTAAATCATACATCGTAATTAATCCCACAACGTTCGGCAATAATATCTATACGGGCATCCAAGGAGTTTTCCATACGATAAAGTTCGTTAGTTGTTTCTACATTTTCTTCCTCAAGACGTTTTACATCGAGAATCAGAGCATTATATTTCTCTTCCAACTCAACTAACCTATCATAAAGGTCAAAATCCTCAAAAAATTCTTGTTTTACGGAAGGAGAAAAAAACCAATCAATAAATTTTCTAATTATCATGATACACCTATAGATTTTAAATAATTACTAAATGCTTTATATCTTTGCCAATGTGGCTGACCAGGAACTTTTAGTTGATGGCAGATTTCACAATAACAGAGCCAATCATACCAAGGAGTTGTAGGATCTAATACGTGATAAGGATAATCAGAGTTTTCCACCTACTTCGCCTTCATAAGTTCTGGACGTAGAGAAACCTTCCTGCCGTCCTTTAAGAATAAAACGGGTCGCTGATATACATTGGTCTTCAGTAAGAGATGTGACCAATCCTTTACCATCTTTGTCGGTAGAATCCCAGAGTCCATATCGTTTTTGTTCAATGTAGAAGGCATCATCAATTAGTTTCTTTTCCATTCTTCAACTCAGGATGGGGGGCATAAAGAGGACCATCATAGTCCTTATGAACTTCTTTAAGTGCTTGAATCACTTCTGGAGTTTCTTCCCAACTCCATTCGTTTCCATTTTTGTCAGTGAAAGTGCGTGTTGTCATAGTGTAATCCAACGTTGGTTTTTAAGAGTCCATTGAGTTACCTCTGCAATTCTTTCTTTTACAGATTTTGCAGGAACCCATCCAAGATTTTTCATTTTATCACCATCCAAAGCATAACGCAAGTCATGCCCAGGGCGTGAAGAATGGAAGTCAATTAATTCGTAGTTTAATTCTTTTCCTTGGGCTTCGGCAATGATTTGTGCCAACTCCAGGTTGTTGAGTTCTTCCGCTCCAACAATGTTAAACTTAGGGCATTTAGCACCACCCCAAGTAGGTTCGAACTTACCCTCATAATTTAAAAGAAATAGAATTGCAGAGGAGACATCTTCTGCATGTATGTAGTGACGAGACCCAGGAATTGTGCAGGTTTTGTCACTATGAATTGTTACTGTTTCTCCATCCCTAATCTTCTTAATGCACATTGGAATGTATTTCTCTGGGTGCTGACGCTCACCAAACACATTCATTGTGTGAGTAATGTAAATGGGAAGACCATAGGTGTTCTCATATGCTACGGCAAGTTCTTCGCCACCTGCTTTTGATGCACTATAAGGATTGGTTGAATTGTATCGGTCATTCTCTTTATATTTGATTCCATCTGGAGCAGGACCAAATACTTCATCTGTGCTGAAATACACAAACCTTTCAAGGTTACCCTTTTGTGCTCGCGCAAACTCTAGAATGTTACAAGTTCCAACTACATTATCAAGGACAAACTCCATAGGATACTCGATACTACGATCGACATGAGACCCAGCAGCAAGATGGAGAATGTAATCAACAGAGCCAATTTCACTACGAACAAGAGGATTAAGTTCTGCCTTCAAATCATGATGAACAACTTTCACACGTGTGCGAGTTTCAGCGTCAAAAGAAAGCATCAAGTCATGAAGACGATTTAAGTTTCCACTATAATCCAGTCTATCAAGGGTGACAACTTCCCAATTAGTTTCTCTAAGAATTTGCCCAATCATATGATGGGCAATGAACCCTGCACCACCAGTAATAAGAACTCTTTTAGTCATAATCACTCTTCAAATTTGTAACTTAATTTAATGTCTTTCTTTTTCAGTTTGTAGCGATCAATGTGCTTTTGTCGATGACTCTCAGACTCAAAATAGCACTTGCGAGTTTCATTCCCGTCTTTATACACCAACTTCCAAGGAAATTGATCAAAAGGAAATTCTTCAGCGTAATCCATCAGGTAGGTTGCTCAACATAATCAGTATAAGGCAGACTTCACTAGAAGTCAAGAGTCATTCACCAAGTGTATGAATGACTGGTTTTTCGTGGGCAAGAATGTGATAAAGGTCGGGGTTCTTTGCTGCTGATACAGGAACAAATTCGGTCTCAGGGTGAAACTCGTCATCACGGATTGCTTGGTTGATGACGATAGACCCATCAGCACCTGAATATGAACGATGGAAGGTCATCTTAGGAATCACAAGAGCACCAGAAGAACGATTGAGATGAACGATATGGTATGGATATCTCCACTCAGGATTCACCAGTTCAAATGTGCGAAGACCAGACAGAACACGATTGTGATCTATCTGATGATAGTGAATATAAAATTGTTTTGCTCCCACAATATCATCGGGTGGAGAGATTGCAGGCCCAGTGTGACACACAAGGTCTTGTGCGTTAGAACCATCTACAGAGATATCGTAGAAGACAACTGCTTCAGTCTCACGGAATACTCTGTGTTTCTTAAAAGTTACTTCGCTCATTAGTCGTAGGTGTTTTGCTCCTGATTCAATCTATCTATGTGATGATAAATGGTTGCTTGTGAATATTGAAATTCCTTAAACCTTTGTGGTTTATTCTTTTGCATCTTAGTAAGCATGTTGATCCATTGATAGCGATTATCAACCACCCAACCATAACGACGCTCATCGTGCATCAAATCAAAAATAGAAATCATTTGAACCCCTTGCTTTTCTTTTTATCTAATACTTCAATGTGACTTAAAAAGTTTCCACCACGTTGAAACCAGAAGACTTGAACGTCTTCATAGTTATCAAACACAGACTCTTTACCATCTTCAAACACTAACTTATAATCGTGACGAATGTAAGGTTCATCCGATGTTTGTTTGAATACTTTAAGTTCGGTCATTTTTCATAATAATCAATTTACCAGCAAGCATTCCATAAAACAATTCACACATCTTGTCTTCACAAGACTTCATCTTTTCTTTGGAGAGAACAATGAGAGCGTTGAGTTCTTCTTCGTTTAAGTTCCAATCGGTTAGGTTGTGTTCGGTGACTTTCATTTTACAATAAATTAGGGCATTTAGTAGCAACAATAGATAAAGCGGTAACTTCAATCATAGAAGATTGATTAATAACTCTTCGCACATTTGACCCACCAAACTTATCATTTGCTTTGGAATATGAAAGTAAAACGGAACGTAGTGAATCTATGCCTTTCATACGATAAGTACAAAAGTCAGCGGCAACAAAGTTTAGAAGTCCTATTAAAGTCAGTTCAGCCATAGCATAAAGATTTGGTTATTCTGAGTCAAATTTATTCCACTTTGCTATTCTAAGGCACATCAGCAAAGTTTGATGTTCGCGGTCATACAATTCCCAATCTTGTTTGAGTTTTGCAGCATATCGACGACGATATGCACAGCACCAGACATTATAGAATATCCTATCTTTTTCAGTTAAAGACATATCTGTTCCCCATACACCCAACCAGCATCGGTTTTAATAAGTTCCCAATAAGAATCCCCATCAAGTCTCCTAAAGAGATAACGTGTTCCATCCTCACGCTCACACATAAAGTCACACTTGTGCGGAGAATACAAACGAACCTCAAGTACTTTGTCGTTTTTGTTGAGCATAGGTAATTACATACTTTTTGTGTTCGGTATGAAGGTCGGAACAAATATAGTGTTCCAACTTTCCACCAAGTTCTTCTGCGATTTTTTCTAATTGCTTTTCAATTTCAGTCATTGTTCATCATCCCATGGTGCTTTACGATTCATAAGTTCTTTAATTCTTTCCACCACAGCAGGATCTTGTGGTTCATTGATTCGTCGCACAAGTTCATCATATGCTTCTGCGGATACAATAATCCTTTCTGGTTCTTGTCCCAATCTCAACCTACGTTCTGGACTGATGGTTATATTGTAAGGGTCATCATAAGGATAGATGTATTCCTGAAACCAACCAATACTCAAACTCTCCCAGAACTCACCATATCCCCATTCATCACCGTCATCATAACAGTCAAGAATATACAGGACATTACGAAATCCATCAAGGAAGATTTCCCATTTTGTTGGGTTTTCAAATCTCACGGCGTTTCGTCGCTCCAATAATAACGTAGTTTATCACCATCTGCGTGAATATTCAAGTGGTAAATCTTCTTGTCTTGTGTGTAAATGCCCACCCATAGACTCCGTTCGTTCATACTTTCCAGGTGAAACATTTCCACCTCTTCCAGTACAATTTCGTCTGGGTTTTCTTCCCACCTTACTAGTTTAGTCATAAGTCTCTAATGTATCCATAGTTCAGATAGTCCCAAAACATATTGTGATAATCTTCAAAG